CCTCCCGAAGGGGGAACTGTCTCGCTCTGGGCTACCGCAAGTCTAATCGGTTTCATATTAAGAAGTCGCTCTATTTGGGTCGGGGAGATTCGTCACTACTAATTTATATTCGGGCACCCCAACGGTCTTATCCCCGCCGCGCGGGGCTTTACACTTGCCCGTATAAACGTGCTCCGTGTCTCTCAACACGGGAATCGCACAACTTTTGTTTTTGCCGCAGCCGCCTCGATTTTTCATTCCAGTCGAACCCAGGTCATCACGGACCGAATGGCCTGATAGTGCATGTGCCCGAGGACCGTTTGTTTTCCGTAGATAGAAATTTGGTGATTATCTGAATCGGTGACCACAATTGCGGTGATGCTCAGTTGGCGATGCTCACCTGAGACAAGCCCGGTAATAACCTGCTCCGGGCCGATGTTAGCGGCTACGCTGTCATCCACCACTTGCAAAAAGGCTCCATCAGTAGCTACCACAGCCCCCAAAGCAACGACGGTAATCACCACGTTCACTAAATAGGTCCCGGCCACAGGAGCCAAAAATTGCATGTTCGAAGTGGTGTAATCCAACACCGCATAGGTCACGTCCGGATTCGCATCCGAAGCGGACAGATTCGGCTGATACATTCCGTTGGTCGCGGTCGGCTCTGGGCCAGGAGAGCCAGCGGGACCGATAGGTCCGGGTATGCCTTGAGGGCCTTGAATCGTTGCACCGGGAGGGCCGGTAACAATCACCAGCTTGCCAGGAGTCACCAACGCGCCCGCGTTAGTGCTCGATAGCTTAATCAAAACGAGTGAGAGATTCCCATTCGCATCTGACCCGGCGACTTGATACCATCCGGAGGTATCGATGAAAAGGTAGCTGCCGGTGAGACCGACTCCAGGATTAAACTGGGTCTGAATCTGAACACTGGGAGCCGCTAGCGACGGCTGCGCGAAAGTGTGCAGCGTCACGCTGTATGCGTTGTTTCCGTTTGTGCCCGCGACGCCCTGGTCGCCTTTATCGCCCTTCAGCCCGGTGATACCGTCCTGGAAGAGCCGTAGAAAATAGCAGGCGAGCCCTTCGCTCACGCCGCGCGGATTATCCGGTAGCCCGACGTCCAGGCCGCACGGCAACGACCAAACGACCTTACCGTTCTGCTCCGTCTTGACCACTTCACCGAAAAACTGAAGCGTGAAATTTTCAATCTGACTGGGCAGCGTCTCGCACTGAGGCGTATTGTGTGGGCCGCTACCACACGGGTTATCGCACGCCGGTCGGCTGCAACTATCCAGCGGATTCGGATTCGGGTCGGTCTGGCCGCAATCTAAGCACTCTGGCATATCAGTTTATTAATGTTTTGACCACCGACTTCACGTCGCCATCCTGCGCTTCCTTCTGATGCGCGATGAATGCATCGGTGACTTGTTTACTCACGACAGGGTCCAGCGAGGATTCAGCCCACTTCAAAAAATTAGACCCGCCGAGAACAACCTGATGCAGGCCCTTGCCTGCAAGATTGCCCGCGATGTTCATCGCCCCCACCCCTACGGCAGCCCCAGGGTTAGCCGCAGACGCGACGGTGAGCGCGGTCTTCGCGAGATGCCAGCCGACAAAAATAACCACCAGGAATCCACCGGACCACAGAAAATATGGCACCTGGATAAGGCCGGTGCCTTCGATTTTCTTCCCGGCGTTGACGTCATTCGAATTTTTGAAATCGCTAATACGTTCATCTCGATTCGCCGTCGCATGCCGCAGATTAGCAGTCGCAATGTCGGCATTGGTCACCGCAGTCAGCGGAGGACCTAGCGAGGTGGACACAGCATCGGTCAGCTTCTCAGCATCGCGCGCGGGAACGACCACGTTAGTGGAAGCGCCGGTCGAAATGGCCGCATCCACCGTATCAGCCGCGCGTTGCTTCGCGAGATACGCCGCGCGCTTTTGAAATTCAACCTGTCGGTCGGAAAACTCAGGGACCTTGTGGACCTTGCTCTGGAAAAGCTCCACTCGCTTCGGGATAAGCCCGCAGCCGGTGAGCAACACCAAACTAAATAGGAGGGGAATCAGTGCCTTCATTCGGGTTTCTTGGTCAGGAGTTTTTTGATGATAATCGCCAACGTGCCCAGCCCCACCAGGATTTGAACCACGGTGAGGGCAGCGGTTAGCTCCGCTTGATGGGCTACCATAAAGCGCCGGACTCCTTCGAGCCCAATGTTGATTGGGATTAGAGCAAAAAGCTCTTTCCCTCGAAATGGTGACAACATACTTCTGTCAACTTTCTGCGGTGCCGTTATATCGCTTCCCGTCATTACGAATAATCGGTATGCGGGTGGTTTCATCCCGCGTTTTATCCTGGATGACTTCCCCCGGTTCCAACCGGTAGTCTACAGGCCAATGAGTCTCCTCCACCCCAGCCTCGTCCAAAACATCTTTCAAAGTCTTCATGTTTATTTATAAGCCGCAGCCAGAATCCCCCAGGATTGGTCTGGGGCTAAAACACAGGACGCATTCGTTACATCGAGCGCCCCAGTCGTTACCCTATGCTCCGCGCAGCCCGCCAGCAAAGCGCCTGAGTTCTCATCCCCGTGTGCGTTGCCGGAATCTGAAATCGAATATCCAGGTCCGGCAGTATGAGTAATTCCTGCTCCCCCGGTAAACTCTGCTTCGACAGCTACGATTACCCCTGCGGACGATGTCCCAAAAATATCCGTTGTGGGAGTGGCGCTCGTTCCGACTCCATCGTTGCCAGAATCAAACATCTTAAGAGCCAAGCCCGAAATCTCGTAGGCACAAACATTAAGCGCATTGACCAATACGCCCCCGTTTCCTACAGTGATAGTGAGGTTGCCGCTGACTGCCGCGACCTTAGACCAAACGGCGAACCGATAAAAAGTGTTGATTGCTGGAGTTGACGAATCGACCGTATAGTCGGACACTCCGTCTACACAATCCCCGTCTACTGGGGCCGCTGGGCTGGTGGCGCCGATTGCCGCTACTACCACAATCATATTGCCTGCCGTGACTCCAGTTAAAGTCACGCTCGTAGTATCCGCCGAGCCTGACCCCCACTTGCTTTGCACTACCGCAGGTGTCTCCGGAATAGGAATCGCCGTGTCCTGGTTGAGCACCAGAAGAATTTTTCTTTCGATGCTCCACTGAGAATCCCCCTGTCTCCAGACGACGTCGCCGGTGGCGGAGGGAAAAAGTTGGTTAAGCCGCCGCAAGGTCTTTCGCTTTATGTTGTATAAAGTATCGCCCTGCGCAAATTGAGTTGATGTATCAGATGCCACGTTGATAAAAGAATTTAGCCGCTGAAGAATTTTTCTCGCAAGGTCCCATTCGGTGTCACCTTGCCGGAAATTTGTATCAGCGGCCATGTTGCGGATTCAGTTGTAAAGGGGTGAGCGGCCTAAACCGCCCACCCCACGTTTCCCCTACCCCGACGAGCGGTTACAGAGTCGGAACACCCGGACCAACAACCGGGGCTTCGTTGTCACCGCACACCCCAACGTTGATGAAGCTGTCGGCTCCGCTGAAGCTGGAACCATTCGCACTAGCGCAAGCCACGAGACCCAGGTCAGCTTGGCAGCGGCTGTAAAGCAGCGGCACAATGTGCTGAGGACGCAGCGGACGATACGCGCGGGTGATTTGGTATTTGTGCCAACCAAAGTCACCCCACTGGTTACATTGGTTGTCAATCTGGTAGTGCCACTCAAGCTCACCCATGTGAAGCTGGGGCGCGAATTTGAACGAGCCTTCGCCCACGTATTTCTCGGGGACGAGACGCTCGAACGAGCCATCGGCAATCAGGATGCCGAGTTCATAAGGCGCGGAGAGCCACGCCGGATTCGGTTTCGCGAACGCGACACCGCGCGAAGGATTCGCGACGATGACCACGGGGTCAACCAGGGCGAGCGTGCCGTCCGGATTGAAGCCGGTCGCGCGCAAAGGCCGCTGGTCCACGCCGAAGGCGAGGCCACGGTAAGCGGGGCTCTGCTCGAACGAGTAAGCCGTCAAGGTGGTTTCACCCATCTTGTATCCGCCAGTGGTCAGAGCCACCATCACGTTCTGGACGCCGACTTCGGAGCGGAAATATTCCACTTGGTCGGAGCCGCCGATGAAACGGAAGTGAGGCATGCCGCTGTCCTGGCCATACCACTCAGCGAACAAAACCTCGCGCATGTAGCGCGCGATGTAATGAAGCGCCTTGAAGGTCATGGGACCAGTGGGCAGCAACGGTGCGAACTTCACACCCAGGTCGGTTTCCAGACCACCGGTGAAAAGACTGTTGAAGTCGTAATTCGCGTTCGCCGTGAACTTGCTGGCGGAGCGCAGATACAACTGAGCGCGGATGTCCGCGTTGATGTATTGCACGACCAGTTTCTTCAGCGAGTCCTCAGCCATCACATAGCTGCCTTTGAAAGCCGCATAGCCTTTCTTAACGCAGATGTTGGGGCCTCGGCCACGGAAGCTTTCCAGGCGGAGAGTGAATTCGACAGTGTCGGTTAGGTCCTGATGACCGGTCTGACCGCAAATGTCGGTATCACAGACGAAGGTGGGAATGGCGAGAGAGTCGCCAGGAGCCGCCTGCATCTGGACAATCGAGCGGATTGCATCAGACGTGCCGGATGGGAACACCCCACCGGTGATTACGTTCATGTAAGGAGCATTGGCAGCCAGAGCCTTGGCAATGGTGCCGACGATTCGGTTTGTGTCCTTAGACGCAATATCACTGATTGCGCTAGGGTCATCGCAGAAAAAAGCCATAGTAAAAACTGTGTTTGAAGCCGAAGCTTCAGGTTTTTGTCGCTGTCACCCGCGACTCAGTTTCCACTGTTGGCCCAGCAGCAGAAATTCGTAAGGCCGATTCTCCAAGCACCGGGGGAGACCTGCTTAAGGTGCTATTTAGATGTCGCGGGGGCGACGGAATGCGTCAACCTCAATTTTGACTGCTGACTGAACTGGAAAACTCCCCAGAAAATCGATTCGGCTCCTTCGAGGGGTCAACGGGCTCCCTTTTACCCAGCCAATGAGCCCGCGAGCACTCCAGCAACGAGGTGTCCTTCACCCCGTGAACCCAGGCCACTGGTTTCTCTCGGAATTCGCGAAATCTCTCGTCAGTATAGTCCTTGGTGTGATACAGGCTTACGATTTCCGGAATGTTCGCAACACCCCATCGTTTAAACGCACTGAAAAGGTAATAATCCCATCCAATGTTCGCCGGACAACCGGAAACGCGCCGGACGAGCCAGTCCAAAAATTTGTGGTCAGTGGAAATCATCATATTTCCGTTGATGTGCTCAACCGGGGGCGGAATGTAGGGACCCGCGATGTAAATTTTCGATTTCGACTGCACCCGGTCCCACGCGAAGCTCAATCTTCGGACCCAATCCTGGAAAATAGGTGCTCCGTCCGATTCAAAAGTGAAAACAGCTTTGTAGTCGGGACACTTCTTCGTCTCCATAGAGCCGAGCACCCACTCCATGGTCGAAAACCACAAGTCATTGCAGCCATTCGGCCAGCCGGTGCCACGGCGACGGCTGGTGTGACTGAAAATGTTGAACTTCCGCTCTGCGTAGGTCGCCGCAGATGTCTCCGGGAGGCAGTCGAAGCGATTCACAAGCAGAATATCCGCTAGCTCGCAATGTTTCGGCTCCAGGTCGGCTAAAAACTTGAGCAGTTTCGCTGACGCGGCGCGGTCACCTTCCCAATACTGGAGCGCGAGGAGAATTTTCTTCATATCAGAACACCCAGTGGCCGATATGCCCACACCTAAGCCCCATGTCCACGTAAGGTTGATGCCCCGCAGCCATAGCACGCAGACAAAAACTCACATCTTCACCGCTGCCGAGCGGATTTTCGAATGCAGCCTTCGCTGCTGCGCCTTCGAGACCATTCATCACGTCGTAAGCCACCTTCCCGTCGAGCGGTTTGCCCTGGAGTTGGGAGCGAATGAAGTCCACGTCGCGCAAAAGTGTCGCTTCGGTGGACGTAAACCAGTTTCCCCCGGTGCCCTTCGGTGTCCTGGCCAACCGTGGGAACTTTTTTTCGATGTCCTCGAATACTTTTCGGTGAATCAGCATGCAGCCGGTGCCCACCCAACGAGTCGGCTTGATTAAATCATAAGGCCCGCGCGCGGCATACTCCGCTTCCTGCTTGTTTGCGGAGCCCTCGTTGTATACTGGAGGCCCGCCCTTGTGCCGCCCGAAATAAAGAGCGCCCACCAGGGTCTTGCCATGGCTCAACAAACGGTCGAGGGCATTCCAGCCCATGAATTTTTTGTCGAAACCCCAGCCGGTGAAGTGACGAAACCAATTGTCATCCCCGAAGGGAACAATCATGTCGTCATCAATGGTGAGCAGCCACTCAAACTGAGACGCCAAAAAGGTGTCCGCGCACGAGTTTCGAGAATGAGCCACGAACGCGTCACCAAAATGTAACGCGGTCGCAGTGCGTCTCCGGTCGCTAAGCTGAGAGACGCAAAACGACGTGACCGGCGAGACCTGTTTTTGCCACGGCGTAACTATCAGCACCTTCGACTGAAGGGGAACGATAGTATTTCGGGGTGGCACCACTACTGGTGTCACCCCTTCGCTGTGGTCCGAAGGGACCACTAACTCGTTCATACCGCACCTTTAGCCACACGTTGCGCCATGACCTGTTGGGCCAGGGCATCGAGGGCGTCAGCAGGCCGAGTTGTAAATTCGTTCTGCTTGGGAGGAGGTGCGGGCTGAGCATTCGGTGGAGCGCCGGACTCACGCAACCGTGAGGTGCTGGAATTTTTGATGCGGTCCAGCAAACCCTGGGCCTCTGCGAGCGCGGCCTTGGTAGTCGTAAGCTCTGCCGCTTGCGCCTTGTTCGCGTTCTGGAGATGACACATCTGCGCGAAGCCGGTCAGCAAAATAGCGCGCATCTGCGGCGAATCATCCTGGAGCGCAGACGCAAGTTGGACCTTCAAATCCTCCACGAATTTCTTACCGTTCTCGTCATCCGCTTTCGGATTGAACCAGTCGAGCTTCGAGAGCATCGGGTCGAGCACTTGCTTCGTTGCCGTGGTGTGAGAAGTCTGGGCATTGCGGAAAGCGTCTTCCCGCTGCTTGAGGTATTCGCCCATGTTAGACTCAACCTCTTTGATTGCCTGCTCCTTCTTGTGACCGGCCAGCAACGCGTCCGACATTTTCGATTCCACGATTCGCTGAAGAACCGGGTCCTTGAGCTTATTGAAAAGCTCCGACAGGTTGCAGTTCTCAGGCCCGCCGAGTTTCTTGATTTCGTCAATCACGTTCTCGCCCACGACGTCAGCCCGTTTGCGAAGCTGGGCGTAAACAAATTCGTGAATGTCGGAAACCTGTTTGTCGTATTCCTGGAATCGCGGGTCGAACTTCAGGTCGAGCTTGGCCCGCCATTCAGACAAATCTTTCATCGCCTTCTCAGCTTCGAGTTGCTGAGTCGTCGGCGTGCTAACCCGGGTGGTCAGGTCAGTGTTCTGTTTGGTAAGCTCTGCAATTTTTGCGTCGCGGTCCAAAATCTCTTTGGCCGCTTTTTCCTTGAGAGCGTTCCATGCTTCAGAAGCTTTCGGCGCGCTGCCCTGGGGAAGACTGGGAACGTCCTTGAAAACATCCTGGGCTCGCAACTTGGCAGCCTCCGCTTCAGCGGTCGCAGCATCAGCAGCAGTTTTCGCAGCAGCTTCAGCGGCTAATTCCTCCGGCGTCTTAGCAGGCGCAGCAGGTTGAGCAGCAGGCGCAGCCGGGGCAGCCGGGGCAGCCGCAGCAGGTTGGACCGCAGCAGCCGCAGCAGCTTCAATTTCCCTCTGCTTGGCCGAAGCCAAATTATCCAGTGCGGACGCCACCGGTTCAAAATCAGAAGGCTTGCCAGCCGCTGATTGACCCGCCGCGTCTTGTGCGGCCAGCCTCGCGGCGACTTCAGCATTATTAGCAGCCGGGTCAGGGACCGCAGCCGGGGGAGTATTCTGGGGTTCATTTGCCATAACTTATTCCTTGGTTATCTGGGATTCAGGTGTTGGTTCGGGTGCTGGAACAATATCCGGCACAAAATCGAGAGCGGGCTCCGGTGGCGGCTTGCCCCACTTGGCGTCGTCGTCCAACGCCGGATATTCCGTAGGCGTTTGCTCAGTAGGTTTGGAAGATGGGTGCGCGAGCCGCAAAATCTCCGAGGCGAGAATCTGGAATCCGCGAACAATTCCACTGCGAATCAAAATTTTGTTGACGTGACCCTGCTCCAGCAGAGCCGGGGTTACTTCCAGAAGCTTCGGAATAAATCTCTGTCCAGTCGGGCTGGTGAGAAATCTAGCTAGTTGTTCTTCGTCGTTCGAAGTCCAGTCAAGAGGTTGGGCTGTTATTTCCATCGGGGGGCATTATGTTGGGTGAAACTCCCGGAGGCAGGGGTGCCCCCGTGGAGAGGTGACCGTGTGCGTCAGCAATTTGTTGGGCTGCTTGGTCATGCTGACGTAATTGTGCCAGAGCTTGTCCGGCCTTGCTTAGAAAATCTTTAATCTGCGCGAGTGCCTCAGGCTTCACACCTTGCTGGACCGCATTGTTGTAATGCTCGTTGATGTGCGCAATCACCGCTTCGAGAGAGTCGGTCCCGAATTGTCCCTGGCCCATCTGTTGGGCTAATTGCTCTGCGGACGGCATCAACACCTGGAGGTGAATCATGTGGTTGTCTCGCTTCGAGACCGGCACCGCTTCTCCGTGCGACAGCAACATAAACTCCAGCATCTGCTGGCGCTGTTGCTCCGCTTGTTCGGTAGGGTCCTGGTCGGGCAGCAAAACCTTGTCCACGTAATCCTTGCCCAGGCGCGCGAGGATGTCTTCGACTTCGAGAGCGTGCTGATTGTAAAGCGGATTGCCTTTCTTCTCTGCACAGAACGCAGCGATAAGCTGGCGTTCGAGCGGAGTCAAATCTTTGATGGTGCCCGCCACCGGGGAACCCGAAAGCTCCTTGATTTCTTCCTTCGTCATGAACTCCAGCAGTTCACGCTGGGCTTCCTTCGCGTCGTCGTCTATCGTCTGAGGGTCACAAATTCTTTTCTGCATCGTGCCCACCATCTGCACGAACTGCTCCATGAAACGAGTAATTCGAACGTCCCGGCCTTCCTCCTGGCGTTGGGCCAACAGATTCCAGGCAGCCGGTGAGCGCATCGCTTCGCCCGCGCCTTCCATCTGCGGCACCGAGGTGCTCCCAATGAGGGTGTCCACAAGCTGGTTGAAATAAACGTCCAGCTTCAAAAATCCGTCCACGTTACCGTCGAGCCGTCGTTCCAGGATATCCCAGCCGGTTGGGAAAATTACCGTCGAGCCCACGACGCTCATTTTGAACGTATGGATTCTCTTCACGTCGCCTTGCACGACCATCTTGCCGGACATAATCAGCCGGTCCACAACCTCGTTGCGAGTGCGGTCAATCATTCCCGCCATCTCATAAATGTCGCGTCCGACTCCCTTGGAACCGTGCAGAGTGCCGTTGCCCTTTTGGAAGGAGAAGAACGAACAGGTATCCTCCATACTAGGGAAACGATTATCGCGCGAGAAAATCTCCAGCATCCCAGGACCGGCCATACGATAATGCGACACACTCCCGTCCACTTCTCTGGCGAGCAGCGTGTATACCACAATGACTGAGTTACCGGCCATGTAACTGGCACCAATCGTAAGCTCACGAAGAGCGTTCTGATACCAAGTTTCAAGGGTGCCACCAACATTGAGCCGGTCCCGAATCTGAATCGGCGAAGCGGTGTTGATTGCCTCGATGGTATTCTTGAGATTCCAACCCGCAGCTTCCGCAGCTTCGCGGTCTTTAATATGACGGAAAAGCTCATGGGGCAAAAAGATTTCTTTCAGCACCACAATCTGTGCCATGCGAGGGTCTGACTTTGTCCCGTCCGCTACAAAACTTTCGTCCTGCTTGAAGTGATTGGGGAACCAAGTAAACTCGTCCAGCCACGCGGTGATGGTGTGCCCGAAAATTGCGTTATCAAAAGCGATATCTTCCAGGAGGGTGGTCCAGCCTTTCCGATTTCGAATCACCCTGGTGATTACCTCACGGAACTTCTCGGTTTTCTCGGAAGCGTTCTGCCACTTGTTCGACAGCGAGGAATTAGTGAAATACTTCAGCCCGTCTACTGCGCCCTTAAAACGAGGGGCCACTCGCTCAATCATCGCGGGCAGGGGCTTGGTCGTAAAATTGCTCCGCCAGCCGAGCCCTTCGGCTTCCAGTTTGTAGGCGTCGTAGGGCCGCTCCGCGTTATACTTCGCGAGGATGCGCGAGTTTACAATAGAGCGGTTGCGGCCAGCCATGATGACGGTCTTCACCACGTCGCGCGCCATACCGACATCGCGAATCGAATGTTGCGTCGGCTTGCCCTTCGCATCAAGCTCTGGGCTCTGGATTATGCTGCCGAGGTAGTTCTGGGGATAAGGATTCAGCCCGCCAGCCCCAGCGGTGTAGTGGTCATTGACTGCCATTGCTCAGTAGAGAAGTCGCTGTGTAGCGGGTGGTTGTCAATTCTTCTTCCTTATCCAAAGCCGTTTCCATCGGCCTATCGGGCATTTCTCGGTCGCCATCATCGTCTTCGCGACGACGGAGCACCCGCACCTCAGGCACTCCCCGTCCTGGAAAAAGTCGCACATATTGCAAATCTCCAAACGCCGGTCCTGCGCCAGTGGAGGGGCAATCACCTCATAGCCCTGGAAGCTGGCGAGCTTAGCCCGAAAATATGCCGCGAAGAACTTTAGGAAGACCAAAATCATATCGTGCGCTTCCTCCAGCAGTTTGCCGGGAGTGACGCATCTTCGACTGACTGAAGCTCCAGGTTCACCGAGGTGGGCAAGTCTTCGCCGAGCGCATCACAGGCCCGAAGTCTTCCATCCTGAAAACGGCGCTCGATAATCTGCTCCCGGAGAATTTTCGTAGCAGCCCTACAAGACGCGCATCCTCCAGGAAGGTCCTTGTTATTCGGACACGTCGCGCAGATAGCCGCGCGTTGACGAGCAACTGTCTCTTCCACGAATTCTTTTTCTTTGTCTGCCTTGGTCCGTGTTAACCAAGTGAGAACGCGCGCCTTCAGCGGCTGCCGTTTTACCTGGGCCGCATGTTCCCCGTTGTCCTCCCGGCACAGCACCGGGTCGCGCGAACACGCCTGGGCGATTACCTCCTGCTCCGGATTACCGGGAGGATACCCCGCGCGCTGGCGATACAGCGTCACACGTTTGATAACCCCGGCCCAAGTGCTGGCGCGGAGAGTAGCGCCATCTGAGTCTTTGAAAAAGTGTCCCGCGTGCGGGTGAATGTTTGGATTCAACGTCTTCATAAAATCGGGTTCTCTACATCGATTGGCGCGCGCATAGATTGGTCAAGGTAATCGGACGCGTTTGACGCGTCGATTCGGAACCCGTTCTCAGTTCCTGGGACGGGCCAGTCGTCGGTGTCGTCCAGTCCGCGTGGGACATCCACGGCAGTGCCCCGCATCGATAACGTAAGACCAGAGCCTTTCCGTGCTGCGTGTATGAGTAGGGTGATAGCGTCTGCTTCGTTGGGAGATTGGAATCCTCTGCTCTCATAATCGCGTTTGCTTTCTACTTTGGATTTACCTGCGGTCGTCTTAAAACGACGGCTGGTAACTTGAATCATCACCTTGCTAATATCCATCGAGGGATGGATGAAAAAATACTGAAACTCTCCCCACTTTTTCATCGCGAACCACAAAATCGAATACATCCGCTCGTATTCTTCATTGCACGACTTGGAGTCTTCCGACATGAGCTTCTCTTTGTCGTCCCCGGCGCTCTCGGAGTAGTTCACGTCATGGATTTGTGTGGACCATTCGTCTCTTAGCAGGTCCGCCACTCCGGAGCCGTGGCCGGTGCGGTCGCACGCATAATACTGGCCTTTCACCCCGGCCTTACGATTGGTCGCGATGATGTTGTCGGTCATTCCGCGCGTCTCCGCCTTAGGCAGAGTAAAAAGCTGCGACGCTTCCAGGCACCATCGAGGAACGATTCGCTTATTCTTGTCGTGGAACAGCACCGTCTCACCGTTCGGGTGCTTCAGGCTGGGCGGATACTTCACGCCGGATGCGAGCCCGAATTTTCCGAGCGCATAGACTGCATCATCGCCACCTTCGAGCGCAAGGTCTGTCGCGCCTACCGGCTCTGGCTCTCGATACCAGATAACCTCCGCCCGCCATTTCGAAAACATCCCGGAAGGAACGACAGTTGCTTCGAGTGACTGTGACGGATACATTCCTCTGCCCATGGTGAGGTATCCGCTGCCATTTCTGCCACCCGCGTTGAGGGCGATTGTCTCAAGCCCCTCCCGTGTTTGAAGCCCGGGATAGACGATTTTGTTTTGTATAACGTTTTCACATCTTTCTCCATCGATTCGGATTACTGTCCAGCCGCGCTTCGACACCCACCGAAAATGTGTGTCCGCGTCAACTTCGTTCCAGCCAAAGACTGGCTCCGCGTGCTCAGCAACCTTATTAGAAAGGTCGCTGGGATTGTAAGCCGCGAAAACTTTGAATCCCCCGCTGTCCTTCTCCATTTCGGACAGTGCGTTGTCAATGTCCATCCAAATACCCTGGGGGATGTTCTCGATTTCGTCCAAGAACAAAAACATGCGGCTGAGCGGACCGAATACCGGGTGTGGCATCGGTCGCGGCTTACGGTGACCACCTTGCAGCCTTCCGGCTTTCTTCACATTGCCCTTGGGGATAACTACACCGCGAATACTCGATAGCTGGTTGCGCCGGTCGAGCCCGATATACAAATCGCCTACTTCCCCGGGCATGGGCAGTGTAGCGTGCTTGTGCAACGCCACTAGATGCGAAAATAGATTTTCTTCCAGATGGTTCTCACTCGGACCGACAACGCGAATCGAAGTCCACAGCGGGTCACGCACCCATTCGAGGAACAGCCGCACCCCCATCGAAAACGATTTGCCCATCTTAGCGGCTCCCATAATCAGCCCCATGTTCGAGGTATCGAACAAGTCCCACACCTGTCGCACGCTTTCAGGCTCAGCGGTGAACTGATTCGGGCTCCACAAAATCTGCGCAGCCTCTCGCATGCCCTGGTTTTCCATCAGCGAGTGCAAAAAATTCTGGAGCACCGGATACGCAATCTCCGGGTCATCGGAATCCCGGCAGCGGAACTTTGCGATTTTGTAAAAGTCTGCTACCCGGCGCGCGGCTGCCTGCACCTCGTGACGATGCATCTCCTGCGCGACGACCTGGGCAAGTAACGATGTAATCTTGTCCGGCATCAGGGAAGGATTCGTCCGCACGCGAGCACAACCGTGTCGGGGGTGCCAGCGGGGAATTCTACGACTGGCGACTTCCGCCAGCCGCGCGCGCCGAATTTCCTGGTGCTGCGTTTAAACAGCTTCTTTGGTTTATTCCGAAAGCCAAAATTAATTTGGCAAGGATTCACCAGGAGCCCGGAGTCAGGGTCCGGCATGCCAGGAAGCAAAAGTTTGACGTCGAAGCCGCACGCGCGCCAAGAGCGAATCGCGAGATTAATTATTCCGGCTTCCGAGGAGTGTCTGTATCGAATAAATGCTTTCACGGTAAACGAAAAAGGCGGAGCCCCAGAAATGCCTGAGGCCCCGCGTGTGCTAACAAAACAGCCGGATGCCTCAGAGCTTCTTGGCGATGCTGTCGATTTCCTTGTTAACCACGCCCTGCTTGTTCGCATTTCTGCGATAGAACAGAGTGAGGGCAACGGCAGTAACGACAACAGCCAGGGCCACTGCGGCACCGACTCCAACGATTGAACCAATTATCATGTCATAATAACAGTCGCAGGTTCAGACCAGAAGTGTGGGCCTAAAATGAAAAAAAAAAAGCGCCCGCCTACGGGTGGAGTCGGCGGGCTTGAGTGGATTTCTAGGTTTCCGGTCCACCACCTGGGAAGGTTTGTGTCCTTCCAGTTATTCTTTGACTTCGCCGGGTTTCTGCCCCGGCCACGGTCCGTTCTTGTGCTCCGGGTCTGCACCATTCTGAATCTTGGCCAGACGGCGTTCGCATTCCTCCCGGTGAAGGTCCCGGGCTTTCTCAACTGCCGGTGTCCGGCTGCTGGTGCGAATCAGGTGCTGTGTGTAGCTTCCTCTCATTTCGATTTCGTCCTTTGATTACGTCACGGACAGAGTCTCTGGTCCAGGGACGCCCGTGACGGTTCGTATCCCCAACCATGTTGAGCATTTCCGCGATGCGGTTGTAGCCATACAACGGCTGCCACCCGATTATCGCGGCCTTGATTCGTTTCTCGGTGTCGTTTAATGTCCCATAAGGTTTTGCGCCGCCCCAGCGGCCAGTTCGTTGTTTAGCTGCATACAGCTTTTTGACTAATGCGGATTTTTCCCATTCTGCTACCGCTCCCAAAACTTGTCGAATCAATTTCCGCGTCGGGTCACCCCCGTCGGAGGCTTGGTCAACGAGCCCCTGGTCTGCGGCATAGACCTTGATGTTCCGGTCGCGGCACTCGCGAAGCAAAAGCTCTTGAACCATCAGCGTGCGGGCAAGCCGGTCGAGTCGCTCAACCACAATCGCGACGGGCTCCAGTGTGGCCGGGTCGATTGCTTCCGGGTTAAGCGGGCCGCATCTAAGCGATTCGATATCCTTGATTAGCTCCGAAAAAGCGGGCCGGTCGAGTGCCTCCACGGTGCCAGACACCCCTTCCTCGCGCACGACCTTGACCGCTACGAGCGACGGGTCCGAAGCGATGAATGTATCGATAGCCTGTAGCTGTCGCTCGAACCCGTCGCCTTCGACCTGGGTGGCCCCGGAGACTCGGAGGTAGGGATAGACCTTCATATTGCGCGTTGGTGGCTGGAAATGTGAGGAGTCGGCATTCCTCGATGCGGAAGCAGAACAAAATCATCGCTTTCCGCGCGGGGGATATAATGCAGGTAGCCTGCTTTATTCACCGTTACTACGGTTTTACCCCTAAGCAACCTCAATGTGAGGGTGTTGTCAGTTTCGCTAATTACTTCACCGGCACCATAAACACCGGAGACCACGGTTCTGCCTATATTCATGGAATCAGTTTACACCCGGAAAACGAAAAAGCAAGTCCCGAAATGCGATTTCAGAACAACTTATAGTCCGTCTGTGGCTGTTAAGCTAGACCAGCCGTATGAAGTGTCCACGGTCGCGTTGTTAGGGACCGAGAAACCCATACCAGGACGCCCCGTCGCAAATGAGTTATCAGTAAAATTATAGATGGTCGCACCATTCAGTTTCACGATGATGTTGTTCCCGATGATGCTTGCGAACGCCGTGTCGCCATTCTGCAAAAAGTGGGTTAAGTCCGTGGGCGCTGGCGTGATGTCGGTGAAATCTCCGAGCGCACCATTCCACCGGATGACCGCAATATACGGAGTCGAAGAACTGACCGAGAAAACGATTTCATACCCGGTGCTTGAGTGCGCCGAGAGAGAAGACCGCAATCGAATCTCGGATTCTTTGAATCCACTGATAGGTGCCCCCGAGGAATGAAACACTGCGGTGACTGACTGATTCGGGGTCCATATCCCAAGAAGTAATCCCACAGCGTCTGAATAATTGGGCTGACCAGGACCGTCTTGCAGCCCTGCCGCATAATGGACCCCGCCACTAACGGTCGCCTCACAATTACTCCAGTCCAGTCCCGTATCCGCGCCGTTTTCCCAATTACCTCCCTCCGATAAGGGATTCTCAGGAGTAGAAAAATTAGTTGAGTATACCCGGTTGGGCGGACCCGGCAATATTCCTCCCCCTGGGAAACCTATGAAAGCGGCGAACCCCACGAGTGTAGTAAACGGTCGGTCTCGGAAAGCTTGCTGCGCGGTGTGAGTGTCTGAATGAAAGCCGGTCGCAACAGTCACCCGGGAGATTTCGTGAATCGCCGATTCGTGGAACTGGTTCTCCGGAGCCGTCCCCAGCACATACGATTGAATCGCATGCTGCAACACGGCGTATTGTGCTGCGGTGAGCACTATCGCCATAATGGGCCTTGGTTTACGGATGCCCCAGGAACGCGGCGAATCCTAACAGAGTAGTCAGGGGCCGGTCTTGGAGCTTCTGCTGGGCCAAGCCAGTGTTCGCGATGAAGCCGGTGGCCACAATCACGCCGACAATCTCCTCGATGAATTCGTCGTGAATCTGGTTCTCCGGCGCAGTGGCGAGAACGTATTGATTGATTGCGTGCTGGAGCACGTTGTATTGAGCGGTCGTGAGTGTAACAGCCATAAATAAACAGTCTCAGCCCCAAAAAATTCTGTCAACTCAGTTTTCTCCGGTTCTGGTATGAATCGGCAACCATCATCGCAAAGTTAGCGACGTCAGCGGCTTCAAACAGGACGGCTCCCGTGGATTGGGTGTGTTCCAAAGCAAGCTCCAGTTCTTTGACTTCCTTGCGCAACAAAACCAAAAGCTCCCAGGGGTCTTTGGTTAGCCAGCCTTCGCGGTCGCCCTTGTGCCGGTTCTTCGCGAGTTTGTATTCCATAGCGCGCGCAAACTCCAGCACATGCGGAATAGTCGGAGACCGAACGACGGAAAAATAACTTAGCGGGTCACTCATGAATGTTTAAACGCGTGAATTGTTGCTCGTAAACCATCTTCCAAAAGTGTGGGCGGATTCCAACCGAGCCAGTTCTTCGCGCGCTCGATGTCGAGCACCCTTCTCAACTGACCCTCCGGCTCACTGTGAGCCCAGACGATTTCTGCCTCCGAGCCGGACAGCCTGCGAATGCGGTCCGCAAGTTCAGAGATAGGAGTCTCGACACCGCTGCCGAGATTAATCGGCACAGTCGGCAGGCCGGGGTTCTCACACGCGGTTACAATTCCCTGGGCGGCATCGGTGATATACAGAAAGTCTCGTGTCGCTCTGCCGGTGCCCCAGATTTCAACTGCCTTTGGCTGCCTACAAAACTTTCTCACCAAGTCGGGCACCACATGACTCGACTTGTCCCAGGGGCCGTAAAGATTCGTTGGCACCAGCAAAATTGACTTGAGCTTGTATTGCTTCCGGTAAGCATCGGCAGCCATGAACAAAGTCGATTTCGCGACTCCGTAATGTCCGGTCGCCTTCGCAGGCAGGCCGGTGAACATCTCGCTCTCGTTAATCGGGCAACTCGCTCCCGCAGGATAGCTGCACGAGGTGCCAATGATGCAAAGTTTTTCAACCTCATACCTCGCGCATGCCTTGAGAACGTTCAGCCCCATCAGCAGATTGTCGTGCATGAAGTCGGCGGGCTTCGCAACGTTGGCCGAGATTCCGCCGACTCGCCCCGCGCAGTGAATCACCGTGTCCGGCTGTTCAGCCAAAAAATAGCCGGACACCTGGGGCACGCTGAGCAAATCAAGCTCGTCGTGCCCCGGGCTAAGAACATCACGATACCCTCGAACGCGAAGCTCACGAACTACCGCGCGGCCAAGAAAACCATGCCCACCGGTGACAAGGATTTTTTTCATTGCGGGCTGGGCGGAGGACAGGGAATTTCGCTAATCGGTTCGATTGTGAACAGACTCAGGTCGCAGTCCATGTGGAACTTCAGCGTGCGGCCATAGGAGCCCGGCCCGATGCTGTAGTCCTTCTCGCGCTGATTCCCATACTGGTCTTTTGTGGTGCTGTTGAAAAAATCCCAGGTCTCGCCGCAGACAGCCACCGAATACACTGCGGTCAGAGTCCAGTTGTTGCCCACGCCGATGGGCTGGGTGTAATCCTGCCATGGCTGAGCGTTTCCCTGGTCGTCTTTCAACACCCAATACTCTGGTGGCACGCCACTGGGCGAGTTTACCAGATGAACCAACCAACTACATGCATTCATAATTTTTGCCTTTCTAAATTCCGCCCGGAGGGATATTAAAGCACCCAACCGGGCTTAACCGCGTTTTCTTCATCGGGTATCCATTACTGGAGCGCGGTCCCGACGCTTTTCCCGGGTGTCAAATCCGCTGACATGCGGCCCGAGTCGAAATTATTGCTGGCCTCCAGGCTGACTCCCGAGGCACGTTTTGCACACGCCCAATTGACAGGCACCTTGCCCATCGCAGGCGGCAACGTAAAATTTGAAAGTGCATTGTGTGCAGTAAGGGTCAATCACAATGCTGTAGGGCGCGCTCGTCACGACCATGTCACCGTCTGGAGTATGCTTCCAACAGGAAATAGTGATGGTGCCTGCGGTGAGCGGACTCGGATTATTTCCAATCCAGTTGTCAGGTATCGCAATCGTGAACGAGAGCCCGGTAAGGTGAAGGCAATCGGTTCCGTCCGAGATGACGCCCACTCCCTGAAAATCACCGTTGGTTCCGTTTATCGGAGGGATGAAAGTGCCGTTGGGGGTGCCAGTCCATTCCACTATGTAGGGTGTAGAGATGGTCATACGAGCATCAAACAGACATGAACCGGCAGCCTTCGCCCGCGAGGGGGCGACGAACATCGCCAGGACGGCGCATACTAGACTGAGAACTGATTTTATCATTGTGTTTTCGATTTCTTTCTTGCCCGTTTGTTTACTCCCGAAATTGGTGGCCGGGGTCGGACGCTACCCCGACATCTCGCGCTTTGTATTCACGCCGCTTTACTTTAAGCTACCCGGCTGTCAAAATTGGTTGCGGGGGATGGATTTGAACCATCGACCTTCACGTTATGAGCGTGACGAGCTAGCCAGACTGCTCCACCCCGCAAATTGGGGTCGTGGGCTGGCCTTCCCCAGCATCTCCGGTGCCCCGGAATCCTACACTTAGACGACCACGACATAAAATTGGCACCCGGGCAAGGGTTACGAACCTTGCAACTCCAGCTTCAATATCAATCCACTGGTGTTTTGCATTTAAACTACCGAGTATTAAAACGTGCGGCTCTTCTCTCTTTGCCGAGTGGAGCCGCAGACTCCGCACCCATTCGGGTGACTGACTTTCGAATACCCTATGTCGGTGAAGAGCCGGGTTCCCGGCACAACCGGACCCAGCCAGCCGACTCTTACTTCGGCTGTTTCTCTGTGGCCGCATAAAGCATTCTCTAGAGTGGGTCCCAAGCAGGAAGAGCTACTCCCCGAACTGGTCCACCGCTTATGGCAGGTTGGTATACCCGCCAAATTATTTTTTCTCAAAGAACAATCGGCTGGCCAGCCACATCAAACCAGCGGCTGCTGCCGAAATCACTGCTACTCTCGATGAAAAGATTAGCAGTTCAACGAACAAAACCAACACCAAACTCACTTGCGATTCCTCTTCGCGGCCCGGAGTTGCTTTTCCAGGTCGGCGATTTTCGCATCCCGGGCATCGAGGAGGTGGTTTGTGGCATGATTCAGTATACCGATGCTGCATTCGCGGGCCGCGATTTCAACGTTCAGACCATTAACTTGGTCTTTGAGCCGCGCGACGTGGCTCTGGCTGTATTCGAGGTAGTTCACCGCTTCCTGACGAGTGGCCACCAGCCGCTGTTCCACGGCATTCTTCTGCCGCTGGATAAGGCCCATGTGGGTCGAAATTCCGTCCAGGATTCGATTGTATTCCGTGAGCGACACGGTGACTTCGGGAGTGCTGACGTCGGTCGCCGCAGTTCGCAAGGCTTGCAACACGTCGCTGGTAACCGCCTGACGACCGTCGCAGCAATTTTCTTGTTGGTTCATAAACTTTGTTTTCTGTTTTGTTTCTAACGTTGGTTGCACTCTATCAGGTCTCACCGGTAGCTGCAACCAGAAAATTTAATTCGCTAGCGGGGGCTCGTCGGTCCACTCGAAAATCTTGCCAGCCGAATTCGTATACGAGCCGTGGTGATATCCACCAGGGGGTGGTCGCTGCGGAGGATTCACTACCGTGTAAACAACCACGATGCCGATGCCCAAAACCGAAATCCACAGGACGCCGAAAAAGCAACCGACAGGTGGACGACTCACATACCCCGGCGCGGTCCATTCGTCGCCTGGATACTGGTAGGTCCACTGATACGAACACTCCGGGTCAGAGACCGGGCCGGTTGCGACAACCTGGATGTTAGTCACCGCAGCGGAATCAAAACCAGTCTGAGTCTGGAATCGCGACAGCAAAGCCCAGGGGTCGTCGTTTGCGAGCGCGGTTTTGGTTTGCACGCAGACCACGTCTTCGGAATGCGAGGTGAACGGTAGCACCGAGAGAATCACCGAGAGTAACACCGACAATAGTTTCTTCATATCACAGCCCCTTTGATTGTTTGTATCTCACTCTGGCGTGCCCAATCTGTTTGAGCACTTCGAGCGTTTTGATTGAATGAACGAAAATCTTTCCGTTCCGCATCACCGCGTGCGTCATCACGTTGAGCGAGTGTGCGTCGGAGGAAGGACACGAGACCCCTTCGGGGAAACTCTTGTGCGGAATCCCGGCAGAGATTGCCCACGCCATCATGCACCAATCGATAAAAGGTGTGGTGGGGTTCGCCTTCACTTTGTCCGCGACAGTGAGCAGCCGCTGGATGACATTGCGACTCATAAAATACGGGGGCTGAAAAGCGAGGCGGGGATACTGGTAGTCAGGCTCCGGTCGGTTGTGCATCTCGTCGCTGACTTCGTTCGACCAGAGCACGTCCGACTTGTAGAGATAGTCCGGCAGCCTGGGGGACAAGCAGACGGAATCGGAGTCGTTCACGAGGTAGTGTTTAAACGGATGCTCCAGCAAAATTCTCAAATGAATGATTTGCCGGTCGAGTGATTCTTGGCCAATGTATGCTCTCTTACCCCCGGTTCGGGTCCATATATTGGGATTTCGGGCCACGATGGGGGAATCATCTGGCGAAAGCACCAGCACCGGGCACTTGTGATGGAGGTAATAAGGCATCGCGTTCCGAATCTGGTGTGCGTCGCCTTCGTATCCGCACACAGCTACCAAAGTGTTCTCGTTCATTTTTCCTTTTAACAGTCGCAAAATGTCAGCCACCTGTTGAACAAGTGGCTGGTGATTTTACCACTGATATTGCAAACCGCCCGAGATGGTCACCGGGTGAGGCCCAGTGTAGCCGTCGTCCGGAGGTGTATAATACCCTGTTGGCCGGGGGATGACCCCGTTTATGATACCAGGAAAACCGGTGCCCGAGTTAAATACCCAGGCCGGATTCATAGAGCCGCTGATTTCCACCACCTCAAAAGAGGCGGTGCAATGCACCACATGCTGGCAGTCGCCACACGATATGTGACAACGCCAAACTGCGCCGTTGTAACCAATGACATCCGCAGGGTTCAATCCGAATGGCGGAATGCCGAGCTGAGAAAACGGTGGAATCTGTGTTCCTGGCAAACCTACCGGTCCTCCGAGTGCCCCGGTAGGAGGGTTCACAATCGGTGTCGGAATCAGATTATTCCAGGACGGGATGCTCAACGTGATTCGGTTCTGTGCGATAAGCTGCCCCTGGTCGATGGTATACAGCATGCCTGCCGCTGCTACGCCCCAACCAGAAGACACACAGTCCGGCCATGTAACGAGAATCAAATCCCCGTCGCCGATTAAGAAAATTCCGGGAGGGTCGTTCACCAACTTGTTGTTGCCTGCGGAATCCGTATGACCGACGCCCCAAGCACTGGTGCAATTCGGCACCGTATACATGTTGTTGGTGGTATTCAGGAGATTGTTTGGCGTCCCCTGATACGGTGAACCGTAGACCTGGAGGGCCAGTGAACAACCATTGTCCACCGCAACCGCAGGCAACGCGAAGAAAAGCAAACCGGCCAGAAATGAGAAAAGTTTTTTCATGGGGTTAGATGTCGAGGATTGGAATCAGGTGACGGGGCAGCACTGGCCGAAAAGCCAAAACATTCCCGGGTGAAAAAATACTGCCACTGTCTGGTGAAGGCGCACAGACCGGCGCGAGCGTGAGGCATTGCCAGTGCAACTGATACGGAGTCGCCGGGTCAATGTAAAATTGCCAGGAGCCGCCCGAGTAACCGCGCGGCAACCGAATCCAAACAGCCATCTGGTCCATGGTCACTCCGTTCGAGTCAATCATTTTGTAGAGCCCGTTGATAACTACCGGGTCCGCTGGCCCCCAAGTGGTGTTGCCAAGCTGGTCGTCAGTGCAGGGATAGTTAATTGTCCAGATGTCGTTGTTATGAACCGGAATCGGGGTGAGCCAATTTGAGCCCAGGTTGAACACCGAGTTATCCGAGTGATGAATCGAAATGTTCGGTGAGTTGGTGCTCATGTCGTATTCACCATGCGCGACGAACGAGCAAGTGGTGGTTTGTGCTGTAGCTGAAAGACAGCCCAGCAGGGCTACCAACAACGCAGCGATTTTTTTCTTTATCATGTGTTTTTGTTTTTCTAACCGTAGTTTGCCTCCTGAGCAAAATTAAGACGGAATGTGGTCAGGGTCGAGTCCCATCCGTTTCGCGACTTCCTTGAATTCGTCCCCGTGGTGCGTTCTGCGCCGTGCGTGAAAATCTGCGGCAGCGTGGCACAACTCGTGGACTAAAAAAGGCACCACCCGGTGCGCCTTCCAGCCCCGCTTGAATTGATTCGAAACGATAATTCGATTCCAGGGATAATACTCCGCGCGGTGATGCGGTTGCGACGTGCGGTCGAAGCTCACCAGGATGCACGGAGGAAGCGGCCTGCCCACCGCAAAAAAAATTGGCCGGTAAAGCATCACCAACACGCGCAGATAGTCGTTGTCGATTTTCACAGGTGCGACATTTTTTCTTTGACGAATTCTCGCTCCGCGGCTAGCACTTCGATTTGCGCGGTGAACGCAATGCACTGCTTGGCGAGCTTGTCCTGCTCCGGGGTGCAGCGGTAGACGTAGTAGTGCTGCGCCTGGAAGCGCACCTTTGCCCCATCGAGCTTAACCCAATACATTTTGGATTGATACCGGGAATAAGCTTCCGACAAAACAACGCCGTGTTTAAACTCGTTGCCGTGGAAAATCCATGCGTCGAATCTTTCGAACGCGGGACCTTCTTCTTTTGGTTTGAACGGCTTGTCGATTGCCTCCTTGGCAGCCGCTAAACTCTCCACAGTCCGTTCCCGGCCACGAAGCTCGAACAGCCAGTTGTTCTCTTGTTCCTGATAAGTGATTTTGATTTCTTTGTATGTCGTTTCCATAAAATTAAGCACTGAGAGATTTTCCGGCGCAAAATCCGGTCGCGCCAATCAAGGGCGTCTCAACCACCAGCGCCAACAGGTCGATTCCACGATGCGTAGGAAACGGATATCCGGAAACCCACCAGAGCGCGGGGAACAAAACACCGGCACCGATTCCCAAAATCCACGGCAGATACTTCTTCTTCATGCGCCTACTGTAGCAGGTTGTTGGTCTACCAGAAACCACATTCGTCGTGATATCGCCCATGGGTCCCAGGGAGCAAGTCCCACAGACGACAGCCGTGCCGCCAGGACTCCCAGCAGCAGTGGACGAAGCAACAGAGAAGCCCGATTGCGAATTTGATTCGCGTCATATTCTTGAACGGATATGCACCTCGTTCTTCGGAACGAGATGGAGCTGATACCGCGAATCCACCAGCAAATATTTATCGGCGGGCACCTTGTGCTTCAGGTGGTCGCTTAAACAGCAGAGGCGATACCATTGCCCTTGGTAGACGCAATCAAACTCCGCTTTGTCCATTCCGGTTCGATATCGATACTTCATGAAACCAATTTAGCACACCTTCAGCGGTTGTCAAATCTTGTTTTTGTCAGAAAAATGACCCTATTTTTCTGACAAAGTAAAGTCCGCGTTTTCTTTCATAAGCCCCTCGATGTCAAGAATTTTATTTCTCGGTATATCCACTAAGCGGGGCTCAGACGCCCGCGAACCCCCCAGGCCGACCCTCGAACTTTAACGATAAAGACTCGACGCCGAGGGCCGGTCGGCGCGCCTGGGCCTGGGGTGGCGCGTTGTGTTGACAATACGCCATAGAAACCAGCGAACGTTAACGATAAAGCACGCAATCGGGCCGACATCCAGGCCGCTCGACCATAAATCAGTGCAGAAATTGCACCGAGCGCCCGATTTTCGCTTACCGGCAAGAGTGAGACAGAATGGCACACAGTGGGCCAGGATGACACAGTGAGACAGAATGGCACAAGTGAGACAAAATGGCACAGTGCAATTATTGCACTCATGTCTGGGCGTCCACAAGCTCTGCCTGAAGTGTGGCCTCGATGTTCTGCTGCTCTGCCTTGGCAAGCTGCTGGTCAAACACCAGGGCACGCGGAGAGGTGGATGCACTGGCCTTCGACATCGCGTCAGCAATGGCGCTGTGAATCTCCTGCGATGTCGGTCCGCTGTCGTCGTTCTCTTCCTTGAGTCGGCGCGCGCGGTCCGGCGTCGTGTCGTTGAGAGCGTAATAAGACATCATGTGCGCCTTCTCAATCGCTGAAGTAAGGTCAGTCAAACCGCGTGCAGAAAATTTGCGTTCGACAACCTTGTCACCGTTCTTGCTCGTGGTCTCAGTCTCCTGGAATAGCTGCGCGAAAAGCTCCTGGTCGTTCATGTCATACAGCCGCTTCACTGCGCGCTCCAACACCATTCGCATCCGAGTAATCTGTCCGAAGTTCAGCGTGCGGTTGACCATCCGCTCAATCTCTTTTGGTTTCGCATTCTTCTTGAGCGTAACAATGGGCTGAATCTTTTCCTTCCATTGCTCTTCGTCAACCATGCGCTGCAATGCGACAGCGTCAATCTTGCACTCTGCTGCGGTGCGCGCGACATCGCCACTGGTCGCGAGGTAAACCATGAACACATTCTGACGGTCCATTTCAACGACAGGCAAATTGTCTGGCGTCTTCACCAGGGCCACGACCTTGCGTCGTTGTCTGCGTGCTTCCTTGGCTTCGAATTCGTCCATGCTCAACTCCAATCCACTGGGAAAAGTATTTCGATTGACTTGCGCCGATACCAGCCGGTGCCGCGCGGTCCATTGCTCAATCGCATGAACCACTGATAGTCCGCTGGCAGCCATTGAGGTGGTGAGTCGTGCGCGGTGAAAAGCAACGTGCCGCAGTGGCCGCAATGCTTCGAGCCCAGGTCCACAAAAACTTTCGCGCCACGCGTGTTCATGCGGCACTGTGGGCACCAGTGCCCGGAGTGCGCGCGATTCCATTTCTTAATCGGCTGCGGGGGCTGCCACTGAGACAGAGGCTGGCCAGGAATTGTGATTCGCAAATCACTGACTGGGGTGTTAAACACCGAAAGGTCTGCGGGGAATAATTGGTCGAAGATGCTCATTGAGGTTTGGGTTGGTTGGCAGCCCACCATTGCTGGCGAGCCCGCTGGCGAAGCTCAGCATGGGCCTGCCGCGCGAGTTGCTGTGTGCTTCGGCCTGACTTGGCAAAAAGCCGCTTCGTCGCCTGGGCGTGCTTCTGTTGGTGTTTCGGCACATAAAACAGTCGCGGCCCGGGCCGGACTTGTCAATTACTCGATTGTATTGCCGAACCGTCAACATGTATATCCAACATGGGTTCCCACTTCTCTGTATAAAAAGTGTGGTTAACCGGTATTCTCATATTTATTATAAAATAATCTTGTGCGTATATGAAAGATATACCATGTTATGCATGCTTTTGGCGTAGAGAAGTGAAAACCCGAGTTGGATATAGATGTTGGTGGATGCACAATAGAAAGAAGTTGACAACTGGGCGATTCGGCGCGACGTCTATATGTCGAAACGTCATCACTATGAAAAAACTTGAGCCAGCCCAGCAGCGGGACCTTCGCCGGAAGGCGATGTCCCTGGAACAATTCAACTTCACCCATACTACTCTGCTTGAGCAGCAGCCTGGGGGAGCGGCAGCCTTGAAGTGGAAGCTGGAGCGGCATTACGGCATGGTTCATCCAGCCCTGCCAAAGATAGGCATCGTGTGGATGGAAAAACCAAACCATACAGCCAAGTCATTGTGGGACGTCCGCGTGTCAGTGTGCGGCTATCCCTGCGTAATCGGCTGCGCCCAGGGCGGCTTCAGCATCACCGAGAAAATGCTGAGGTTCGCGGACATGACTCGCCTGTATTTTTGGAAGTATCGAGTGCGAGGCAAGACAGAGCCGTCCGATGCGGATTTCAATTTTTCGAAAGCCCAGGCAGAGCTTGACCTGCTGCAAGAAACAGAGTTGAAAACTTTTCTGGACAATCAGGCGAAATTCCTCACGTCTATCAACATCCTGAAATTGCCTGACCCGGCTGCAAAGGAATCGCGCGCACGTCCCACTGACCAATTGAATTCGCGCATGGGCAGCCTCCAGCTTGACTTCGTGCATCTGAAAGAAAAACAGGACGAACTAGCAGTCAGTCTGAACGACGTGAAGCTTGAATTGCGAGAGGCGAAACAGTTCAACGCTTCACTGGTTGGCCTGCTCAAAGAAATTTTATTCCACTTGAGCTTCATAACTACTGCACAGACCGCGCAACGCGCAAATCCGAATCAGGTTGCAGCTTCACCGGGTGATGTGTTACCGTCTGGCTCATGAATCGATTTATTATTTGTCACGTTGAGAGCACGGTGGCCCGCAAGATACTCGTGAAGCATGCGGCTGCGGCTGGCTGGAGGGCTGAGCAATCCGAATTCAATATGAATGGCGCAGCAGTCAATCCGGCCCGTGACCCGTTTTTCTTTTTGGATTACGTGCATCGTGAATACGGTTTTGCAATGGGCGGCTCTGTCGTCCACGAGCAAGGCGATTCCGTGGGCCTGGAAGACATGCTCGACCGCGCGCACGCTAGCCCACCTCCGTGGAATTTTCATGAGCAGCAACTTGCAGACGGAATCCGGGGCGAGATTCACGCAACCGGCAACGTGGTGCTCCGGGTTAAACTGCCACCGCATGACTTTTCACTTTTCATTCGGCGCGAGAACTTCGAAAAGTTCTGTGCTGACCACAACAAACTACGCAATCAGTTCACAAATCCATGAGCAAACAAAATCCGTTATCACCCGAAATCGCCAACCAAATCGGTGGCGCAATCCAGCGGCTGTCGCAGTTGTCTGAATCCAAAATCGTCACCCAGGAAAGCGACGCTGAAAAAGCTGGGCTGACTAACTTTTTGCAGCGGGTCGTGGTCGAGCACGCCGACGAATTAATTGCGTCCTGGTATGCCGTGCGCATGGAATACGAGCCGCTGGTGAATGGTTTTGCTGGCCTCATGGCCCGTGCGTCTGGTATCCTCAAGCGCAAAGAGGAATTCATCCGGCAGCATGAAGCCGCGAAAGCAGCGGAAGCAGCAGAGCAGCAGCAGCCGACGCCGGACAACGTGGTGCCGTTAATCAAACCATGAATACTTCATTGATTGGCCGACGCGTTCTCTACCAAGCAGAGCAACAGGAAATTGTTGCGGTAGCCTACGATTCGGAATCGAGCAATTTTGTTCTGCTGGTGAAAGATGATTTGGGACGATTGAATCAAATCAATGCCTGGGCGCATATCTTGGAGCCGCTCGAACCAAACAAATCCCTATGCACGAATTAAATCACGGTGCCGCAGGCAAGGGCGACAAAGAACGCTCACCCGGCTGGAGAAACAATTACAATGAAATCCAAAACTTCCAAAAAGACGGCATCCCCGGCCTTGTCAAACTCGCGCCCGGGAGATATCGCAAGAGCTACGGTAATCCGATGCACACGCGAGGAGGAGTTTCCTTCGAAAACTTCGACACCGGGAAAGTCATCGAGTGGCGCGGCAGCTTACTTGGCAGCGTCGCGCACTACGAAGCCACAGTCAATCGTTGCATGCCCACTGTGCCGCAGGACCAAAACGGTGACGCTTGTGGATGTCATCCCCGGCGTGCTCGGACGGACTGAGTATCACTATCGATGCTCATTCGACCCGTATGTTTTCGTGGAGTCGATTGACGAGAAAGCACGAAGATGAAATCACCCAGGTTCGGGAAGCTTCAGTATTTTGTCTACCGGGGCTTCACCTACTCGGACTACGCGCCTCGGTTCTACAGGGCGACACGGCTGCCCGCCGAATTCTTTTTTGAATACTGGGCTCCGCGCAGCGGATGGTGTCCATCTCACAATGACCTTCCCTGGTTGCTCGACAACCTGGAGCCGCTCACGAAGACCGCAGCACGCAAGCAATGGCCCGAGGTTGTTTAAACGACTACTATGCACACAATATTTTTCCTTCAATATGCATTGGTGCCAGTTTCACTACCAGTGCTCCGCCACGAGACTGAGCACACGATGATTTATCGGCGATACCTGTTGCTGTTTGGTCTTCGCGTTGCGTTCTGGACCGTCGCGCCCTGGGCCTAATCACGCGACTATTATATGTGCCGCTGTTACCGACCGCTTATGGAGTCCGCCCGCCTGCGCCAAAAGATTTTGGCCCTCTCGCTGACCCACCTCCGAATCCGGAAATAAATGACATCTACTTCGACACTACTCAGGGCTTCCGTTTCGTATGGAATGGACTCTTCTGGGCGACAATTGCAAACGGTGGCGGAGGTGGAAGTGGCACTGGGCCGACTGGAGCAACCGGCCCGCGCGGTTCTACTGGACCGTCTGGTGCTGCTGGCAGCCAAGGTGCAACGGGTGACACTGGAACGACCGGACCTACGGGACCAACTGGCTACAGTGGGCCGACTGGAAACACTGGCCCTACTGGATACACTGGGGATACCGGGCCTGGGGGACCCGCAGGCGGACCTACTGGACCGACCGGCTACACCGGATACACCGGCCCAAATTCTGGCTTCACCGGAGATACCGGTCCGACTGGTTACACAGGTTACACGGGACCCGCAGGCGCGGGCTCAACTGGACCCACTGGACCAACTGGCTATACTGGCCCGACCGGGCCGGGGATAGCAAGCACCGCGTATGGCGAAATTCATTTGCTCTCAGACTCGACGGTGCTGGTCGCTGTGCCCGGGACTTATTACAATTTCAGCACCACCTGGGTTGCTGGTGACACGTTCAACACGACGGTCAACACGGCGACGGGAGAAATCACTGTCCTGGTTGACGGAGAATATCGCGTCTCTGTGTCGCTGGATTTTCAGTGCATCACGGCGAACCAACTCCAGTATCGTATCTTCAAGAATGGAGTGCTTGTCCCAGGCTTCACGCTCAAGGTTGTTCCGGCGAATGGAGGTTACACTAATGTCCTCATCGCGCTCAACGGAATCGTTTCATGCCTAGCCAATGATATTCTCTCCGTTAAAGTCGGCAATAACGCAGGCGGCACATTCAATCTCACGACTCACGATGCGGTTTTCGCGGTCTCGTTGGTTAATGGAGCCCGAGGCGATACAGGTCCAGCAGGCCCTACAGGCTATACCGGTTATACTGGTGGTGCTGGTGCCACTGGGGACACTGGCCCGACTGGTTACACTGGCCCTGCTGGGATTCCAGGTGCTACTGGGCCTACTGGGTTTACTGGTCCTACTGGATACACGGGACCGACGGGTTACACGGGGGACACTGGCCCGGGCGGCACAGGAACCACCGGAGACACTGGACCAACTGGCTACACGGGTTACACGGGACCAGGGAATTTCACAGGATACACTGGACCTACTGGCCCTACCGGATACACTGGTCCAGCCGGTGGGTCTGGGACTAATGGACCTACCGGGCCAACCGGGTATACCGGCTACACTGGGCCGCAGGGACCCACCGGATACACAGGTTACACCGGGTATACAGGTTACACGGGGCCAGTGAGTCCCGATGTTCTCTACATCCAGGTAATGAGTTGATTCTATGTCACAAACATTCACCAAATTTTTGCTGAACGGCAGCACGAACGGCAAGCAAATCAAAATCTCCGGCACAGCGTCCGGCTCTGCGAACACGATTCACACTGCTGTATCCGGCACTTCGTCTCTCGATGAAATCTGGATTTACTGTTACAACAGCGATAGCACCGCGCGCAGCCTAACACTTTTGTGGGGCGGCACGACGGAACCGGACAACCAAATCACTATCTCGATTCCACCGCTGGCTGGCCGGGTGCTGGTGTGCGACGGGATGCTGCTGCAAAATTCACTGATAGTGAAAGCTTACGCGTCACTGACCAACGTTTTGTTAGTGGACGGATTCGTAAATCAAATCGTGTAAAAAATGTCCACTGTTCAGACTCATATCCTACACCGGAACAACCGCCGATATCACCTGGGCGATTACGCAGCCGATTCGAAAAATGGTTTGTTGAATTCCCTGGTTGGGTATTGGAAGTTGGATGAAGCAGCCGCCGCAACGCGATTGGACTCTACCGCTAACGCACACGACCTAACCCAGCCGGTAGGAACCTGCGGCCAGTCCACCGGCATCATCAGCTTCGCGGCAAACACAAATGGTGGCGGCTCTAAGCTGCGCAACAGTGCATCATCGAGCCAGAGCACTTTCTGGGCAAACATCCAGTCCGGCGATTCATTCTCGATGTCAAGCTGGTTCAAGTTTAATGTCGTGCCTACCACTGGGTTTCACGGCGTGCTTAGCTTTTGGAATCAGTCCACGATTTCTTACTTCTTGTGGTTTGCGAATAACAACTCGCTGATAATGCAGTTCAACAACGCGGCGAACAATGCGCAGCCTACGTTGAGTGTGCTCGCTCCGCCCTCGACTGCGACGTGGTATCACATCGTGATGGGATACGACGACACGAACCACCAGATGTTTTACTATCTGAATAACGGCGCGCGCACAAACGCAAGCATCACCGGGATTTTCAAAGCCACCACCGGCACCGTGGCATTCGAGTTGATGGACTACGCAAGCTCTGGGGGTCCGCCTGACATGATTATGGACGAGACCGGCTGGTGGAGACGCGTTCTATCTTCCACTGACGTTGCGCTGCTCTATAATAGCGGGGCCGGGACTCCTTACGGTTCGTTTACCACCTGATTTCTTACTGAAATTAAGTGGTTTCACTCACCAGTAAAATCGGTTAGTCTCAGTGAAGATATGGCTGACGCTGACGCTCCATTATTTTCTGTCGTAGTAATTGCACGCAATGAATCCAAGACACTTCCTCGACTCACGGAGTCGCTGAAGGAATTCAAGGCGAGGGGTGGACAACTCGTATTGATGGACACCGGGAGCACCGACGGGACACAGCGACTCGCGCTCGACCTGGGATGGGAGGTTCACGAAGCCACATACACGCAGAGAATCGGCACCGCTGAAGCAAAGGAAATCAACGCGAAGTTCGTCAAGGAATCCGACCCGGAACTGCTGGAAGGTGGCGAGACTTTTTTCGACTTCTCTGCGGCGCGCAACAACGCGGCGCAGTTTGCGCGATGTAACGTGGTTGCAATGCCGGATTGCGACGAGGTTTACACGAAGCTCGACATCGACAAAATCAACGAGGCTATCCGGAGTGGAACGCATCAATTCGAATACGAGTTTGTCTTCGCCCACGACTCCGAAGGCAAGCCAGCAGTGCGATTCCGGCACTGCAAATTCTACAACAAAGGTGTGCTATACTGGACCGGAATCATCCACGAGATTTTGTCTCCATTGTTCCCTAAGCTGGACGCCATTAAGAGAGACTACGTTGATTTCATACGCCTGGAGCATTGGCAAAATCCCGGCACGAATCGCGGGAACTACCTGACCGGGCTCGCAATCGACTGCAATCGCAATCCGAACAACGACCGCAATTCGCATTACTTCGCGCGGGAGCTAATGTATTCGGGCCGGTATGCTTCGGCATGGGACGAATTCGCGAGGCACATCAAGATGAACAGGTGGTTAGCGGAGCGGGCACAGTCGAAAATTTTCCAGGGCGATTGTGCCGCTGCGCAAGGGTATCCCGACATTGCGCTCGAAATGTATTTTGAAGCCTGGAAGCTGGATGGAAATCGCAGGCTGGCCCTGGTTCGAATCGCTGACCACTATTACAAAACAAAAGACCCACAACGCTGCGCTACGTTCGCACATGCCGCCCTCACCGTCCCAAAAGATTCATTCTACGGGAACCACGAGTCGGATTACACTTGGTATCCGCACGAAATGCTTTACTGGTCGTCTTGGCAGCTTGGACAGAAAGACGCGGCGCGCATTAGCTGGAACATCGCGCGTAGATATTCTCCAACCAATTCGAAATATCTTCACGACGCGCGGTTCTTTATGGACCTGCCGAAAGTGAGCATCGTGATTCCGCATGTTCCGGATACCCGAGACATCAAGGGAGTGTTGATAGCGATTCAGCAGAACGCAAACTACCCAAACTTCGAGGTGCATGTGGAGGATGATAGGTGCGCGCGCGGGTGCCCGGTAACACTCAACGACGGAGTGGTCAAAACGGATGGAGACTTGGTGATGTTCCTTGGGGATGATTGCGAACCGCAGCCGGATTTTTTAATCCAGGCAGTTCTCAGTCATCTGGACTTTAAATGGAAATCCCGGAAAGATAGGGCTGTCACCGCGCTCAACGACGGGATGTGGGACGGAGAGCTAGCGACGCATTGGCTGGCCGACCGAGACTTTAAATCCGCGTTACCTACGGGGGTATTTTTCCATGAGGGCTACCATCACGTAGGCTGCGACAACGAGCTAACCGGTTTCGCAAAAAAGTGGTGCTGCTACAACTACGCGCCGCTTTCGAAAATCAAACATACACCGGTGGACGACGAGGTTCACCGGCTAGGATGGCAGCCGAATCTGGTTGCACGAGACCGTGAACTGTTGAAAGTGAGATGTGAAACTTATGAACTGGATAAAGAGGATTCTTGTTGCGCTGGCTAATTTTTGGCCACCGTGTCTCTGGGCCGCAATCAAAAATTGGCAGCGAGGTTTTGAGGAGCAACGCAAGCGGCTGGAAGATTCCGACGCCGCGCTGCGGATTGCCGACTCACATATCCGGCTGTTATCCGAGGAATACAAAATGCTTCGCTCGCAGGTCATGCAGCTTCGAGTCGCCCAGGCACCGCACCCTCGCACCGGCTGGGAAATCATGGCCTATATCCCCAATGAGGTAGTGGACAAGCTCAAGCGTGATAAGGCAGAGGGTGGGCTGAGGGAATATTTTGTTTCGCGAATCGCTAGCGGGCTAGTGGATTTCGCAGTCCGGGGCATTGTCCACGTTGCGCAACAGGGCAGGGTCAACGCATTGGTGTTCGAGCCGCTGGACATCAGAGAAGCACCCAGGGCTCCGAAGTGGATGCAAGTTTTGTATGAGCGGGAGAACGGAGAGCTTCATTTGAGCGGCAAGGCGAAACTAATCGACCCTGGTTCGCCAGAAGAGCGCGCACGCAGGGCTTCAGGATTATGAGACACGCACTAATCACCGGCATCACTGGCCAGGACGGAAGTTACCTAGCGGAGCAATTGCTGACCCTGGGCTATGAAGTCCACGGCACTGTCCGCAGGTCGAGCGCCTATCACTGGGACCGAATCAACCACATCAAAGACCAGCTTCACCTTCACTACGCCGACCTGGGCGACTCCGGCTCGATTCAACGCGTGCTCGATTTGTCACAGCCCCACGAGGTTTATAATCTGGCCGCGCAGTCCCACGTCAAGGTGAGTTTTGATATGCCGGAATACACTGCCGACATCACCGGCACCGGCACGATTCGGTTGCTGGAAGAGTTGAGAAATTCGAACGCCAGATTTTATCAGGCGTCGTCCAGCGAAATGTTTGGGTCCAGTCCTCCGCCGCAGAATGAAAAAACTCCGTTTCATCCGCGTTCACCCTACGGATGCTCGAAAGTTTTCAGTTATTACGCGACCGTGAACTACCGCGAGGCTTACGGGCTGCACGCAAGCAACGGAATTCTTTTCAATCACGAGTCTCCGCGCCGTGGCGAAAACTTTGTCACTCGCAAAATCACTCGCGCGGTTGCTGCGATTAAATTCGGGCTTCAACAAAGTGTGCGGCTGGGCAACCTGGACGCGCGCAGAGACTGGGGGCACGCTAAAGACTACGTCAACGCGATGTATCTAATGCTTCAGCAGGCGGAGCCAGATGATTACGTGATTGCTACCGGGGTGTCGTGGTCCGTGCGAGACTTCTGTGAACTGGCATTCCATGCGCTGGGTTTGAATTGGCGCGACCATGTTATCGTGGACCCTAAATTTTTTCGACCTTCTGAAGTTGAACATTTACTAGGGGACCCGGCCAAGGCTATGGACAAGCTTGGATGGGAACCGGAGATTCAACTTTCTGAATTGGTAGAGGAAATGGTAAAACACGATTACGACGCAATCAAAAAAACTCTATGACGATTACCCTCACGCCTGAAGACCTGAAGAAGTTCGAGAACGCGGTCAAAGAACACCAGGGCAGAAAGTTTGTTCACTTCACACACTGCCTCGCAAGTCAGGCCAGCCAGTTTGGTGGCGGAATCGCTCGTGATGATGCCGCCCGCGCGATTAAGCAGCACCGGGACACGTTCACCGAGGTTTACCCCACTATTAGTAAAGTTTTAGGTCTGGATTAGTCCAGCTTAAATCTGCATTCTGCCCCTTGCGTTTAAACGGGGCGGGTGTATCTTGGTTGCATGAGCAGAAAACATTTCGAAGCAGCCGCAAAACTAATCCGCAACCTGCGCGAGCAGGCCCACAACCTGCGCCAGTCAAACCCGGAATTGGCCATGCGCCTGGACCATCAGGCTTATGGTGCCACCGAGGTTTTTATCGCCGTTGCGATGGACGCCAATCCTCGGTTCGAACGCGCCCGGTTTGAAGCCGCCTGCGCTTTCTAATTAACCCCTTGACATCCGCCCCGCCCCTGTGCTATTGTAAGATATGAATGTAATTACTGTATCAGCCAAACTGGTCAACCACTACGGCAATCTCAACAGCGGCATCATGGCCCAAACCCTTCCCAAGCCCGACGCCAAGGAAGGCGACGAAGCCACAATTTTGCGCGGTCGCGACCGGGACCCCGCTAAAATCGTATCCATCGTGCGCGCCAAGAACGGCAAAATCACGGGCTACATCCTCCAGGCGTTCGAATGGACCCTGGATTCCAACACGGAGGGATACGCCAAGGAAATCCACTGGGACCGTCCGCAGGGCTCACCTACGCTTTACCCGGTGATTGCTCGCGGTCACCGCAAGGGCACCGTCCGCGACGCATTCATTGGAAACGCCCAGGCGTTCTACGACCGGAGCTTTTGACCTATGCCAATCGACTACAGCAAAACCATGGGATATTCCCGCACGTGCTCCGTGCGGGTGTGCGAACACATCAACGGTTCTGGCCCGAAATATGGGCACGACAAATGGCCTGCCGTCCAGGTTCGGGTAGATTTCCCGAAGGAGGGCGGGGAAAAGGCCCGGGAGCAATTCTTGATTGCCCTGGACGAGTTTTTCCGGCTCCAGGGATTTCCTGCTCCGCGCTACGAAAGTTAATTTGACATATCATTTGACACCCGCCCGCGACGTGCTATTTTGTAGGCATGAATGATATCAACAGCGTGATTGAAAGCCTGGACTGGCACAACGAAGTTGCCACCCCGTCTCCCGAATTCTGGAGCCTCTGGCGCTCCAACAAGGAAGCCGTCCGCGCCGCTGGTTTCGGCTGCCGCCCTGGTAGCAATGGCTGGGAAGTTTTTCGCCGGAGCAACGTGTGGAGCAGCCAAGGCAGCAATCCCGTGAACCGCAACATCGCGCCGGTAGTTGGCGGCGAAGTCGCGCAGCCGGTGGTGTTGGGGCTCGACGGTGCGCGCCGCATCGCTGGATACGTGGCCGGTTTTGAAGCGGTGCCCCTGGACGACTCTCGCCCCTGGAGCCCGGAGCAACTCGCCATTTTTGAAGAGGGTCGCATCGGCAAGGGCAACGTGATTGTGGATGCGAAGGCGGGCACTGGGAAAACCACCACGATTAAGGTCATGTTTTCCCAGGCCCCGGAAGAAGAGCAACTCTATGCGGTCTTTGGCAAACGCAATCAGGAAGAAGCCGCCCGCGCAATCACTGACCCGCGCGTGACCGTTTCCACACTTCACTCGATGGGACTCCGGCTGATTCGCATGGTCTGGCACAACGTGAAGCCGGACAACGCGATTGAAGACGCCCGCATTCTCACCGTGGTTGGCAAGGACCAGCCGGACGACGCTTACGGTGCCGTGAACAAGCTGGTTGCCTTTGCAAAAAATATGTTCGCTGGCATTCCGTCCGTGCGCGAACTGGAAGAGCTTGCCGAGGACTACGACGTGGACGCCCGCGAGATTCCCGGATGGAATCAAAACCGGCTCGCCCAGGCTGCGCTCGATGTGTTGCTTCTCTCTTTACAGCGGGACCCCGAAGGTCGCATTTCATTCAACGACATGGTTTGGCTGCCTGTCGCGGCTGGTTGGGTGCGCCCGCTTTTTGATTTGGTTTGCGTTGACGAAGCCCAGGACATGAGCCTGCCTCAGTTGCTCATGTGCATCGGGCTCTGCCGTCCTGGTGGCAGAATTTTCGTAGTTGGTGACCCTCGCCAAGCAATCTATGCTTTCCGTGGCGCGGCTTCGGACGGCATGGCGATGATGAAGGAACGGCTGAACGCGAAAACGCTTACCCTCTCGGTGACGTATCGCTGCCCGAAACTCGTGGTTGCTATCGCCCAGGAAATTGTCCCGGGTTACGTGGCCGCTGACTCCGCTCCTGAAGGCATCGTGCGCAACATGGGCGACGGGATGCTGCTCGACGTGCTCCAGGTTGGCGACGCAGTGCTCAGCCGCGCCAATGCGCCGCTGATGCCGATTTGCCTCAAGCTGCTTCGACGTGGTATCCCGGCTGCGATTCGTGGCCGCGACATTGGCAAAACTCTGGCCGGTATCGCCCGCAAGCTGAATGCAAAATCGATTCCGCACTTCCTGGCGCGCGTTGAATCCTGGGCCGACAAGCAGAAGTCCCGCTTCCGCGCGGATAAGAATTACGAAGCCAAGTGTGATTTAATTAACGACCAAGCCGCCTGCCTGAAGTCGATTGCTGAAGGGCTAACGAGCGTTAAGGAAATCGAACCCCGGTTGATGTCGCTGTTCGTGGACGACAAGGGTTTCAACAAGCCCACCGTGGTGCTTAGCTCAGTCCACAAAGCCAAGGGCCTGGAGTGGAATCGGGTTTTCCTGATTAGCAAAACCTTTCGCGTGACGAAGGGCGAAGATGAAGAAGCCAATATTTACTACGTTGCGGTTACCAGGGCAAAGCAAGAACTGGTTTTCGTCAGCGAAGACAAACCAACGGACAACTGATATGGACAAAAAATACTTCCTTGTGGAAATGGATTACAACGGGCCTTTCGCCCTCGTTCCGGTGGACAAGCTGGAGGACTACAGCCGGTGGGAGTCGTGGACCGACGCTCCGCCTCCGGAAGGAGTCATCGTGGTCAACAGACCGGAGCAAATTATTTTCACATTGCCGGAGGTGACTTTAAAAACCCAGGAGTGTGAGATTTACAAAAAGTTAACTCTGAGCATCGATGATTTGAACAAACAATGAACACGATACCAAAAATCTACCGGCTGGGTGACAGACTCACCCAGGGAATTTTCGACAACGATGTAATAATCCAGGAGAAAATTGATGGCAGTCAGTTTTCTTTTGGAGTGGAGAACGGCATGCTTGTGTGCCGGAGTAAATCCACCGAGATTAACCAGATTGAACCTGGGATGTTTAAACAAGCGGTTGACACTGCCTGTCGGCTGGAGACCGCTGGACTGCTGGCTCCTGGAATGGTGTTTCAATGTGAGTATCTCGCGAAGCCCAAGCACAACGTGCTCGCTTACGCGCGAGTGCCGAACGGTTATCTCGTGTTGTTCGATGTGTGCCGGGGGGATTCCTACTGCGACCAGGAGCACACGCAGGAGTGGGCCGACATTCTGGGACTCGAACGCGTGCCCGTTCTTTTCACTGGCAAACTTTCTGAATTCGACGCCCCGGCGAAGATTCAAGAACTGCTCAACACCGACAGCGTGCTAGGCGGACAGAAAATCGAAGGTGTGGTGATTAAGAATTATTCGAAATCCCACGGCGAACGGGAGAATCATCCGCTCACCGCGAAAGTGGTTTCCGACGCATTCAAGGAACGCGTAGCGACGAAGCCGCGCAACCCAAAGAAGTGCGGTGACGAGCTACAGGGAATCATCAATGCATTGCGCACAGAAGCACGCTGGGTCAAAGCAGTCGGCCACCTTCGCGACTCCGGCGCGCTCCAGGACTCTCCGAAAGATATCGGGCCACTGATGAAAGAGCTTTCTATCGACCTGGAGACCGAGGAAACGGAATGGATTAAGGAAGCACTTTTCGAAGCCTTCCGGAAACAGATTCTGAAGGGTGCCACTGACGGATTCCCGCAGTGGTATCTGAAGCTGATTTCCTCCGGGGGATTGTCAGTGTTCCAGCAAACTATCGCGGACAACCGCGAAGCCGCAATGACCCAAGTCGAACAAAAAATTAATGAAAACACCTGAACAGAAAAAATGGACTCCTCCTCCGCGCGGTATCGTGGAGAAGCAAGTTGACCACATGCCGAAAGAAGTCGCCACCGAGATGCTTTGCCGCACTCGATACAGCAACCGGCAGCGAAAAGAATACATGAACGCAAGACACAGATTTTTCGAATCTGACCGCAAACGTGCCGAGCCGATTGTGAAGCTGGAGAAACGGTTGAAGGGTGCGACCTGGGCGCAAATCACCAAGTGGGAGACCCGGGCTCTCAATCACCGTGCGGAAATCCAGGCGGCATACACGCTTACGGAACGCGCGCTAAAGCAAGCCCGTGATGCGAAGCCGAAGGACAAGCAAACCACGGTGGCTATCGGCGCTCGCATCGCAGTGCTGGAGCGCGCGTTGGCTGGCCTGAACATGAAGGCCGCGCAAATCGACCTTTTCTGGGATGCACTCGACACTGAAAAAGGCCGCAGGGGTTTGCTGATTGCGAATCTTCGACAGCTAAAACTGGACGAGATGGCGAATCGGCTGGCGCACGCAACGCAGAACAATTAATCCTATGAAAAGCATCGGCAAGAGCAAGCCGCAACGCTAGACAACTGATAAATGCCCGATACACTTAAAACATTATGACGACAGATGACCGCGACCAAGAAACTATCGATGACCAGCAGAACGATGGCAACATGTCTCCCTCAGAAATAGAGATTCAATCTCAAAATAACGAAACTACTCAAGACGAGTGGACACGAGGAGAACATTAAGTGGTTTCAGGAATCGCCGCATGCTGCTAGTCTTGGGCATGCGGCGATTCTCCCTCTGGGAAGACTACGAAGAGCAAAACGAAATTCCGGCGAGGCCGGAAGACTCTCAGATTGTAGGCGCGCATACGGAATTAATATTCGACAAAAGCTATGGATACAAATCAAAACGCAGTCGGCCTGAACGACACGAAGCCGAAGGGGTTCAAACCCCAGGGCACAGCAGCGGAAATCCGGATGCTGGAAATGGAGTGTGCGTTTCTGAACAACCCCGAAATCAGCGGGAACAAAGCGCCAGCGGGTGCCCCTACTGTCACGGGAGTAACCCCGCCTGCAACGGCTCCGGGGGTGTCGATACCGGGGGCACCAATCCCTGGGGGTCCTCCATCTACGTCCCCTGCTGCTGAAGGGGTTTTAGACTACCGGGGCGCTACCCTGGTAACTTCAGACCCGGTGCTCGAAAACGTTGCGCCAGCCCCTATAGCGCCTCCGAATCCGGTTGTTCCTGTGCCTCCTGCGGTGGTTGCCCCGGTGCTAATCATCCTGACGGGCCGGACCGGAGTCGGAAAGAGCTTTCTGGCGCAGCGGAGCGGGGCAGTCGTGATGGAGCTTGACGACCCGATTCGCAACATTGCGAAGAAAGTTCTGGGTCACATCGCCGACGGTCCCCAGGCGGACTCGTTGGTTGACACCATTTTTCAGTGGGGCAACGGTCAGGTTAACACGCAATACCCGCTGACCCCGGCGCGGTTGCTGTTTTCTGCATGCAGCCTAGCAGGAATGCCGCAGGACTATGGCTCTCCTGGATGCTGGGTGCGAGATTTAATTGACCGTGCGAAGCGATTTTCCGAGGTGGGCGGACACCAAATCATCGTCACCGGAGTTTCCTCGGTGGACGATTTCAAAGCGTTGGTTGCAGCGGGCTTCCGACACTATCACGTTGTTTGCTCTGCGGCATCTTACACGAGCCGACCGAAACGGAAAAATGCTTCAGACCAATTGGCCGCAGCACTCGACAAGGACATCAGCCTGAAACTTTCGCAGCAACGCCAGGGCGACCGGCTCCGATGTATCTGGAGCGATGCTGGAGTGCCCCATCCGAGGCTGTTTTCTGTTGACCAATGGTTGCAAGCAATTTCGATTCAGCCGACGGCAGAATTTAACCCCGCACTGGAATGAAACCCCTGACTTACATCACGACTCCCTACACGCCTACGGTTGCCCCTGGGTGCGGTTCTCCGACTCTGGAAACCGCGCGCCGGGTGAAGCAGATGCGGTTCGAGGAAGTCACCAAAGCAACCGCGTGGCTGATGGAACAATTCGGCTGGAACGTTTTCTCGCCGATTACTCACTCCCATCCGCTGCACATTATTTCCGACTTGCGCGGTGACTGGCAATTCTGGAAAAAGGTGGACACCGAATACCTTCAGTGTTCCGAGCGGCTAATCAATTTCGTGATACCCGGCTGGAGACATTCCATCGGCGTCACCGAAGAAAACAAAATCGCACGGGAACTGGGCGTGCCGATTTTTTATCTGCACTACGTTAGCCCAGGCAAATACCGGCTCTCCGACTTTCCGGAGACTGAAACCGAACCAAACCTGTTTGATTATGATGGAGAATACACCGACTGCACCCGTTAAAGTAGGTATCGGCGGCGCGCCCGCCCGCGCCACGATACTGCCCACGACCGCACCAGAGCGGAAGAAATTTCCGGTCGCCTCAGGTGTGCTGGACTATTTTCCGGATGCGCTTGCGGCGATAGCAAATGTGTCCTGGCATGGAAACAATCAACATAATCCGGACAAGCCGTTGCATTGGGACCGAAGTAAGTCCGGCGACGAGGCCGACACCATGATGCGCCATTTTCTTCAGCGTGGAACCGCCGACAGCGATGGCATCCGGCACTCTGCAAAGATGGCTTGGCGCGCCTTGGCGCTGCTCCAGAAAGAAATCGAATCGGAGGCAGTCGAACGTGCTGCGCCCACGGACGACGTGCCTTTCTAAGCATGAAAAAACTACTGCTGGCTCTGATGTTGCTGGTGGCACTGCGAGTCAACGCAGTGCCGCCAGGGACCCTGGAGTGGGACTATGTGTTTCCACATCCAGGCGTCCATTTCGAAGTCTGGTATTCCACCGACTTAACTCACTGGGCTTTGCTTTGCGACACTGATGTTACCTACTGCCGGATTCCTCCGCTGACCCACGAAACGTTTTTCCGGTGCCGAGCGGTGGACGACAACACCCTGGTGAGCGATTGGAGCAACATCGCGGCGAACGATTTAACCCAGGACGAATCCCAGCTTTTGGATTACCTAATCGATAATGCTAACCGATGAAATTTTTGGAGCCCTGCGACCCCATCAACCGGCGTTGGTTCGAGAACTATTTTCGGTCCTTGGGAAACGCCGAACTGCGGTCGATTTATCAGACCCTGGTGCAGGAAAAACATATGTCTCCTGTGCTGTTGCTGCTCTCCGAAAAAGAGCTACGCTCGTGGTTGGACCTAAGATTTCAGAAGGAGTATGGAAGCGCGCTGCAAAACATTTTGGGGACTCCATCTCCTTTGCCGGATACGAGAAATTGCGTGCTGGAAATACTCCTTTTGGAAGCTGGTCGAAGGCGAATCGAAAATCAACTGTTTACTACGTCTGCACCAACTGCCAGCAAAAGGTTGACCTTGCGAAGCCGCATCCGTGCTATTGCCACCCGCACGGCTTCCACTGCCTGGAGACTCGCAAGAAAGCTCCGAGCTACGGCACTTTCAGTTTTGCGCCGGAAATCCAGGACGTAATTTTTGACGAGGTTCACCGCTGCGGTGGAATGGACTCGCTAAACGCGGACTTGCTAATAGCGGCTAAAAACCAAAAGCTAACCATCACTGGACTGTCCGGCACCGTCGCGTGCAACCCGCTCAACATGCGCGCACTTGGGTATGCACTCGACCTGCATAACCTGGACTCAGATTTAACTGCCGTTGCGCCGATTGGGCTCCGCGTAATCCGGCCAAACTTCAAACGCTGGGCACGCAAACACGGATGTGTTCACGACCCGAGGTTCCACGGCTGGAAGTGGCTCGTGGGTTCAGAGCGACAGAGAGAAGTCATGATGGAAATCCGGAATCAAATTATTCCGGACCGTGGAATTCGAGTAGGCTGGCGAGACATCCCCGGCTTTCCAGACCGACAGATTACGGCAGAGTTATATAACACCGACGACGTTGAAAAAGCGAATGCGTTGTTCAGGGAGATGGAGGGGGCCGTAGGTCAGCTTCGAGACCGCGCGTTCGCTGACAAAGACCCGGACCATCCGCTCACAAGAATTTTGAGAGCCCGCCAAGAAGTGGAGCTTTTAAAAGTGCCGATATTCACCGAGCTAGCACAAGATTACCTGGACAAAGGATTGACGGTGATTTTCTTTGTTAATTTCCGACAAACAATAGATGAACTGTTTAAACGCTTTCCACAATTCGGAATCCTCGATGGACAAACTTCGAACCGAACCGAAACGCTCGACGCTTTACAGTCGAATCGGATTTCTGGTCTCATTGCTAACAGCGATGCTGGTGGTATTTGTTGCGACATGCACGATTTGGATGGGAGTCATCCTCGTGTCGGCCTTGTTTCCCTTGGGCTCTCTGCTGTTACGACTAAGCAGGTCTTTGGCAGGCTTCATCGGGACGGCGCGCTGTCGCCTGCGCTGTATCGGTGCATTCTTCTCGACGGGACAATCGAAAACGAAACCCACCGAATGCTCGCGCCGAAACTCGACAACATCGACACGTTGAACGACGGAGATTTACAGCCAGAAAATCTGCGATTTGTGGCTAAAGGTAGTTTGACATAACCACTTGCGCTCTGGCTGTTCAGGTGTATTGTGTGGGTAGTTCTTTGAAGGCCGCGTCCGTCGTGCTCCTGCCGAATCTGGAGGTTGCTCCTCCGCTAGCAGGCTCCGCGTGGGTCCAAAGGTTAGCAGTGCAAAAGTAGCCGGGTCGCTCCGGTAAGGTATGCAGGAACTAGCCGGGTAAAGCGGACGTAGCCTTCAGAGAAAAAAAAAATTATGCACGGACTATCTGGAATCATTCGAATGAACCGCAAAGCGGTGGAAGCCGCCGACGCAATCGAAGACAATCACAATCGCCACTGCTCGTTCTCCGGCGACGCGAAGAACGGAGTGGTGCTGCACTCCGCGAAGCTGCGGAACACGGTGTTTCTGTATCCGCTCCAGGCAAAGCGGTTTCTGGTGAAGTGGTTCAGCGTGAACAGCCAGGAAGCCCGCGATTCGATTGTGGAAAGCTATTTCGTATGAAAAAGTTTTTGGTAGTTCGTCATAGCCGCGTGGGCCAGTGGCAATTCGACACCGCGCGAGAAGTCGGCGTGTTCATGTGGGGCAAAGAAGGTGCGGATTACAGCATCTTTATTCGAGCCGACGATTTACCGCACGACGTTTTCGAGCTTCAAACTGACCTGGATGACATGTCAAAGGAGTGTTCAAAAAATCCATGAGCTACAATACCCGTTTCAAACATCGGTTCCAAGCCGTTGGTGACCAGCCCGACAGACCTAACTGTCCCCATCGAGTCGCCAAAGGGCAAAAGTTTTGCCCTGAGTGTGGGGCTCCCGTTGGCAGCATCGGCCTGGAGACCGCAATCGAAAAATGGATTGCGGACCAGCGTGAGACCACCGACAGATATTTTATGGGCGGCTGGGACGCTGAGGACGTGTGTAGCTGGTATGACTGGGTTGAAAACATGGGCGCGCTGTCGCTGGCCTTTCCCCAGGTGCTATTCGAGATTACCGGAGTAGGCGAGGAAGCTGGCGACCACTGGCGCGCGTGGTTCCTGGGCGGGAAGTATTACAAGGTCAAAGCGGAATTCCCGAGCTTTGACGTGTCGAAACTCGGACAATTAATCACCACATGATTCTATATGAAAAAAATCAAAATCACTCTGACCTACGACCCGGACCCTCAGTTCAACCGGGGGCTCTACCAAATCACTAAACTCACGAACACGACCACAGTGGAGGGGAAGAGGGTGGGAGATTTCTTTGACCAAAAAACTGCGGACTCGATTGCGTCGAATCGAAAATACGACGTCACCATTATACCTGCTGAATGATTCACACGCTTTGGTTTTGGCTGGTGGTCACAATCGTAATGGCGATAGCCTGGAAAGACGACCACGACAACGACGAAGATAGTTTGACATAGCCCCTTGCGTTTAAACGGCGCGGTGCTAAGCTGTAGGTATGAATGAAAACGGACTAAACTGGACCAGGGCGCAAATCTGCGCGGCACTGAACCGCCTGGGCATCGAGTGGGACAACTCGGAAACCGACCTGGAACTTTTCAACGCTCTTCCTGACGAGGTTGCCAGCCAATGAAAGACGGACTTTACAACCGAGGGGCCTACGGACTTCCTGCCCGCAGTGCGGAAGCGTTCGCCGGTATCGTGGAGCTTCATTACGCGCGGCATGCTCACGACGAGCACCTCGTGGAGACACTGGGCACCGACCTGCTCCCCAGTTCTATCGATATCCAGGAGAACGACGTAGTCGAAATCCAGGTTAGCAATGGCACAGTAGCCAAGGGCATCGTGCGCTACCCCTGGGACGACGGTCGAGACCTTTGCTTCGTGCTGGTGCCCTACAAAAACACCGTCAACCACTTCTTCGTGAAGACTGTCTGGTTCAACCTAGTTTCTGACAAACATCGAACCCTGAGACTACAACCTTTCTCCCGGCCATGAATTTATCCAAGCTCACCTTCGGCCAGCTTTACAAGCTGTATCATACCTCTACGCTGATGCGGGTTACAGCCGCGTATCACGGCGCGCTCGAACGCCTATGGTTCGAAGATGGAAACGAGATTCCATTTACGGTCAGTGCGGCCAAACGAATGTTCCCTACTACTGCGACAGCTTGGGAACGGCTGATTTCATTTCTCACCGGCCCAGAGCTTCGTGCAGCACTTCGAAAATCCGCTGGGGAAGCTCCGGTTCGAGTGCTTCCCGGAATATGGTCGATGCTAACAGTCTGGAGCTATCGCGACGTGGGCGGCAGAGACGGCGCAGTCTCGCGCGCGTTGGTCACTGGATATTTTTGTTCCCGTCTCGGAGTGCCGTCACGGCTTGCTTTTCTCAGCGATGCTGCCCAGGTGTTCGTGATGACCGACGAAATCGGTGCGGAAGCGATTCGATTCCATCCGGGAATCGATTGGAGCGAACTGGCGGAGTATTGTGTCGCCACTCCGGCAGAGCCAGCACAAACCTTTTGGTGGATTCAGACCCAGGAATTTCGTGGGCTAGTAAATCCCTGCCTGCGGCCAATCCGAACCCCGGACGAAGGAGCCCAACGACGTGAAATCTTATCGACAGCAGGCAATTGATGACGGGATTGTGCGCAACCTTTTGTGGTTTGCGCTGATGCTGACACTTATGGTCTAATTAGCGACTGTTATGCATGCCAGTAAAAATACGACCAGCAGGAAAAGGCAGAGTCCGCGTATCCACCCCAGGCGGAGTAAAAGCAAAATCAACCACTCCCGCAAAAGCCGCGCGACAAAAACGGCTGCTGAACGCGGTCGAGCACGGCTGGAAACCAACCGGAGCGCCAGCCAGAGACGCGATGCACAAACGCGTAATGGGGCAATAGCCAGTTTTCTGAGTCGGTTCGCGGCATCGATTCCTTTCGAGGTGACACTTCCCTCGAAATACCAACTCAAGAAGTGTAACTAAAAATATGAACAAATTCAAAAAACGTATCCGTAAGGACCAGCAGACCAAAAATCCCCTCCCCCGCAACCTTCCCTATCTTCTCCCGGATGAATTCTCAGGCGTGGACCTGAATCTCCGGACAGCGAAGTGTGGCCGCGCGTGGGCCGCAGTGCAGGAGGCTTACCGTGGGACCCGCTAAAAAATTCTCCAAGGGTAGGACGGGAGAAGGCTACAAAGAGCAGATGCACATCGGCCAGCGAATCGCTGCGGCACTTCCTCAACGAATGACCCGTGCGGAAGTTGCGAAAAGACTGGGCATCAGCCGGACCATGGTTGCCCGGGAAGAATGCCTCGCACTGTTTAAGCTCCAGGTCAGGCTCCGGGCTGCCCTGGGCATGGCGCAAGGATTGAACGATTGAACGATTGAACGAATGATAACTTTTTTCATTATCTGGTTTCTCGTTCTCTCCGGTTTAGCTATTCTCCCGTCAGAAGAAAATGTCAGACCCGAAAACAATCATGACTGTTCCAACTGCAACCGGCCCCGCTGCACCGGTTGCAGTTCCAGAGACTGAGGTCGAAAGACCACATCACCCCTATTCGCCTTCGTCCCTGGCGAACCTGGAAGCTTGCCCGGATTACATTGGCCGGGATTCGAAAGCGGTTCGTTCGATTATTGGCACCATCGCCCACAAGGCTACTGAGACTCAGGAGGACGACACCCGGCTGGATGACGATGACGCGGCAGCGGTGGCAGAGTGCTTGGACTTCGTGGAAGAGCGGCGATTAATTCTCCAGCAGGAAGCTACCGCAGCAGTGACCGACAACAATGGAGTGTTAACCGGCACGCCAGTGGAAATCCAGGAGCTAAAAGAAGCTTACCTTCCGATTGATGACATCGTTTTCGATGATGCAATTTCAACCACGGCTGGATACGTGGACCACGTTTTACTCAACTACAATATAACCTATGCAGAAGTCATTGACTGGAAATTCGGCTACTGGGCAGTTGAAGGCGCGGAAACGAATCCGCAAGGTATCGCCTATGTCCTGGGTCTTTTCAAAAAGTATCCTTCACTCCGCGCCGTTAGATTTTGGTTCAAGCAGCCACTTATCGGGCTGCTGTCTGAGCACACATTCAACCGGGAAGAAATCCCCGTTCTCTATCTTCGAATTCAAGCTATCGTTGCCCGTGCGCGACTCGCTCGAAGAAAGCAGGATTTTTCGACAGCTAGGGCGTATGTCCCGGCCTGTAATTTCTGTGCGAATCTCGGACGCTGCCCAATCGGATTAGCCAATGCGTTGAAGGTTGGCAAGAAGTTTCACCCGCTGGAATTTCCTGACGACATCACGCCGACAATGATACTCGACCCGCAGAACACCAAGAAGGCGCTCACGTTAGCGTCCGTGGTGAAAATCTGGGCGGAGGCATTCCGTAGGCAGGTCACGGACCGAGTGCTGCGAAACGACGCAGCGGTTCCTGAGGGCATGATTATCCAAACCATGCCTGGACGCCGGGGCATAGTGGACCTTTCGAAATTCCGCGAGATAGCGTTGCAATACGTGACCAGGGACGAATACGAAAAATGCCTGGACGCTACCTTCGGTCCCATCGAGGAAATCATCAAGGATAAAAGTCCTCGCGGCACGAAGAAGTCCGCAGTAGAAGATTTTAAGAAAGCTCTGGTTGATTCCGGTGCAGTCGTTCACGGGGATGGATACGCTTTCTTGAAGGTTCAAAACGACAAAGGTAAAAACAACGTAACACAAAAACAAAATGAGTGAAATAGTGTTTGGTAAAAATGAGCAGCCGGTCACTGATGTGGCTGGAACTACTGCTACGCCTGCAACCACTGCGGTTATTCCCGCTCCGGTCGCTGGCCCGGTCGCCGTCGCTGCCCCGAGCAGCAGCGGCTTGTTGCTGGGAGACTTCATCCCGGCCTTCGAGGACATCATCATCCCCCGGGTGAACATCGTCCAGAACATGGGCGAGCTTAAGGACACCTTCGAACTGGGCTCGCTGGTCTACGACCAGAAGGCAGTTCTGTTTGTGCCCCCGCGCCTCAAGGACGGCGCAGTGGTTCGCGCTGCGACTGCTCCAGTGAACATGGTGGTTATCGGCTTCCGGCCTACCCGGTATGTCGAGAAAACTACCGGTGGCGCGCGCGGCCTTATCGTGAAGAACGTCGCCGAGGTTGCCTCGAACGGTGGCACCACGGACTACCAGGAATGGAAGCTGAAGGAGAAATCCGGATGCAAACTGTTCCAGCCCCTGGTGGACGCGTTCATCGCGGTCGAACGTCCGGCTGACTATCCGGATGACGACACGGTCTTCAACTACCCGGTTGGAGACAGAAAATTCGCCCTGGCTCTCTGGGCGATGAAGGGCGCGGTTTACACCGCTGCCGCGAAGAAGGTTTTCTTCACGGCTCGCAAGATGGGAATTCTGCGGAAGGGTGGTTACCCCTCCTACGAGTATGCCGTCACCACGAAGGAAGAGACCTACGGCACGGGCAACAAAGCCTGGGTCCCGGTCTGCATCGCCACGAAACCCACTACCCCGGAGTTTCTGGAATTCGTGAGGAATGCGCTCGAAGCGCCCGCCACTGAATAATCAGACACGCGGATTGCACAGGGCACCGTGGATTAATTCACGGTGCCTTTTCCATTAGATAAACTACAAACTGCAAATAGGGGGTTGCGTTTAAACGGGCCGGGTGTATCTTGGTGGCATGAATGAAAATTACATGGTAGTCAGCGTCAAAGACCTGAAGGGTCTTCTCCGCAAAGCCCGCGCCCAATGCAAGGGTGACAAGTCTGGTGACAAAGCTTGCGTGGTTCTCTCGGTGGATATCGCCCTGGTGAACGGCAAAAATCAGGTGCAGATTCCTTCCTGCTATACTCACGGTTCCGCTCCCCTTTCTCCTCTGGGTCGGCCTAACAGGGTCGCTGAGAGAGTTCTCTGGTCGTTCACTTTCATCGGTGGCGGCTTTAATCAGGTCTACGCGGTCACCAAGGACGAAGCCCTTGCCCAGGCGCGCCGCGAACTGCCCACGCTCGCCAATCAGATTGACGAGAACAGTTTCAAGGCCCTTCGCACTCGCGACGAGCAGGACGCCTATTACGCCGCATTCCCCAACATGGACTAATTTTATGGCCAAACCTTTTGGATACGTTCTCAAGTCCCAGGTCCAGACGAATTTTCCCTGGATGGGCAAACGCTGGTCGGACGCGCGGAATTGCTGCGGCGATTTTCGCCGGTTACTCGGAGACGCTAAGGTCTACAAGCGGCTCAGCAGTGCGAAGCAATTCGTCGCTACCCTGGACGTCGTGCCGGTCTATTCAGACCCTCGCGCGACCGGCAACTTGGCGCTCCGGCCAATCGAGGAATAATTTTATGGCACAAAAACAAAAACACGAAAACCGAGAACAGTGGCTAGCCGCAGCAGTCCAGGCGATGCTACCGCTGTTCACCAAGCAGGGATACAAAGTCCCCAAGGTTCGCGTTAGCTGCGGCTGGCCCTCCAGTCGTGGTCTATCGGCGAAAAAATATTCAATCGGCGAATGCTGGGATGCGAAAGCGTCAACGGACAAGGTTCACCAGATTTTTATCTCGCCGCGACTCAAGGACCCGGTGGATTCCTACGGGGTTCTTCCGACACTCGCGCACGAGGTTGCTCATGCGGTCGTGGGCATCAAAGAAAAACACAACAAGGTGTTTGGGAAATGCGTGCGTTCAATCGGCCTGGAAGGAAAGCTCACCGCTACTTTTGGTGGCGAAGCGTTTCTCGCGGAGTCGAAGACAATCGTGGCGAAGCTTGGCGCGTATCCGCACGCCCAGCTTAATCCGAATATGCGCCCGGTGAAGAAGCAGACCACCCGGCTTATTAAAGCAGAGTGCGGTTCCTGTGGCTGCAACGTTCGAATCACCCGCAAGTGGCTCGAAGAAATCGGTGCCCCATTGTGCGCGTGCAACAGCAAGGCAATGAAATTCGAAATCCCCGAGGGGATGGAACTGGGGGACGAATGAGTTTTCTCGAATGCCTCGCCCTCGTCGTATACGGGGGCACGCTGTTCGTGCTCCTCGTGCTCATGGTCGCGGCTCTGGTAGTCGGACCCCTAGGGCTACTAAGCTCAAAGGCCAGCGACAGGGTTAAGGGTATCGGAATGCTCGTCTGGCTGGGGCTACTGGTGTTTGCGTTCGCAGGAGCTTTTTATATCCGCGATAATCATCCGGCTTGGACTGACCCAGAGAGGTTCGTGCATCAGTTTTTTGTGCCTCCTACGGCAGAGAAACCATGAATTGCCCCGTCTGCAATCAGCCGTTGTCCGAGCAACCGGGAAACCAGATTCATCCTGGTGACCCGAAATTCGGAATGACGGTCTACTGCGCAAATCCCAAGTGCTCTGCGGCTGAAGTCGCAGGGCACGGGTCAACTTCGAAAGAAGCCTTTTCAATCGTTAACCAAAAATTTGAAAAACGAAAATCCAATGAGTGAAGAAGTAATGGAGCTTGGGACCCTTCGTATCCTAAACGAAGCAGCCGTGCGCGAACATGCGCTCCGCTGTTCAAAAGAAATCCGCCTAGGAAAATTCACCCGCGTGGGGCAAGACTTCCTGGATGAAGTAAGGGCCGACGTGGAATCCCTGGTCCGGGCTATCGACCAGGGTGCCGGAGTTTCCCAGGAAGATTTTCTGAATCCTGGCGAATTAGGTTTCACCACGGGGGCTCTTTCTGATAGAGTCATGGAGAAATGGAATCTGGTCATTGCCAAGATAATTCAGCGGAAGGTCAAGCGGATGCCCTCAGTGGGTGTAACGTTGGGCCGGACCAGATAGCAAACCCTGCCGTCCTGGTGGACTCTTGGCACCAGGACGGCTCTTCTATTTGTCTTATGGACTATTTAATCAGCGGCGCATCGATGTGTGCAACCGGGCATCCCAAAATCTGGCACAAGGAAAAAGAGTGTCCTCTGTGCAAGGCCGAAGCGGAATTGGGCAAGAAGGAATACGAAGCTACACAACTCGAAGGCACCATTGACAGCCTGCGAACCGAAATTCAAGGCTACGCGCAGTGAGCCACATCAGCCTAGACTTCGAGACATTTTACTCGAAGAAGCTCAAATACGGCCTGAAGCAACTCATTGCTGAAGACTACTGCCGTCACGAGCTTTTCGACTGCTACCTTTTGTCCGCTTGCAACGGGCCGATAGTCTGGGCTGGTGCCCCGGGGGAATTCAACTGGGAGTCGGTTCACGGCGCTGTCGTCGTGAGCCACAACCGGTATTTCGATAACACTGTTTTCAACGAGCTTCAGCGGCGCAATCTAATCCCCGCGCATGTCAAGCCAGCCGCGTGGCACTGCACCGCTAACCTGACTTCGTATCTCTGCAACCGGCGCGCGCTCGCTGAAGCGGTTCTGCACCTCTACAAAACGAAGGTGGGAAAAGATTATCGCGACATCATGGATAACGCGAAATTCGCGGACCTTACCGAGGCTCAGCGGACCCAGGTCGTGGACTCCGGCAAGGTGGATGCATATTGGGCCTGGAAGCTCTGGGAAGACTACGGCTCGCAGTGGCCGGAGCACGAACAAATTTTAAGCAACATCACAATCGACCAGGGCATGCACGGCGTGCAAATCGACACCGCGCTGCTCGATAGCTACATCCTTCAAACGCATGACGTCAAACACAACACCGAAAAAATCATCCCCTGGCTTCGCGATGACGAGTCCGAAGATTGGGATGATTTCAACTGCAAGCCTACCTCCACTAAGTGCATCGCAGAGCAATGCCGGAGAATGGGAATCCCGTGCCCGCCGACGAAGTCGGAGGACGAAGAGGGTTACGAAGAGTGGGAGCTTCAATACGCCAAGCAGCACCCCTGGATTAAGGCTGTTTCTGCTTGGCGCTCTATAAACAAACTGTATTGCACTTTTCTCACGGTGAAACGCAGGTTGCGTTCCGACGGCACGATGCCGTTCGCCCTGAAATATTTCGGCGCGCACACTGGCAGGTGGTCCGGAGATGCGAAGATTAATTTTCAGAACATGCGGAAGAAGCCGATGCTGGTGACCATAGAAGGCACCATGGAATCGGATGATATCCGGGTCCAGCAGGCGCTCGACCACAAGGACGAGCACGGGGTTTACCCGGACTGGGTGAAGCACGCTATCGATTTCCGGGCTCTGATTATCCCCCGGCCTGGAAAGAAAATGATTGCATGCGATTTATCACAAATCGAGCCGCGTGTCCTCGCATACATTTCAGGCAATTCAAGATTGCTCAAGCTCATTCAAGAGGGTTATGGGGTGTATGAAGCCTTCGCGGTCGCATCCATGGGATACACCGGACCCCGGTTTGACAGAAACACCAAGAAGACCGACTGGTATAAGATGATTAAAATCCAGGTGTTGGGCCTGGGCTATGGTGCTGGCTGGGAAAAGTTTATCGCGATTTGTGCGAAAGAAGGCGGAATCGATATCACCAAAGACGACCCGGAGTTTGAAGAGATTCACGACCTGGGCGCGCCGGGTGGTATCAGGAAGATTCCCGGCTGGGGAAAGAAGAGCCGCGAGATTGTGAAAACGTTTCGCGAACAAAATCCCCTGGTGTTCTCAGTAGAACATAACGGCTTGAGCCCGCGTCTGGATTCTAAACTCCGGTCCTCGGTCGGCGAGGACTTCAAAGTAACGTTGCCTAGCGGTCGCGTGATTTTCTATCGAGATGTCCGACTCGCCGTGGAGATTACAAAAGACCCGGTGAGCGGGAGACCTATCCGAAAGAATAAAGCGACCGCTGACGTGGGAGGGAAACGAAAGACTTTCTATGGGGGCAAGCTGGTTGAGAATATTGTCCAGGCCACGGCTCGTGAAGTGTTCGCCCGCCAATTGGTGGAGATGCACAAGCGAGGCTGGTGGAATCTATTTTCAGTTCACGACGAAGCCGTGCTGGAAGTGGACCTGAACGTCACCGCAAAAGATGTCGAAGAAGAGATGTCGAAGACTCCTGACTGGCTGGTAGGTTGCCCGATTGCAGCGGAGGGTAAAGAACTGCAACACTACGAGAAATAATATGTTTCTATACGCAGAGAACGCCGTCACCAATACGCTCCTAAGCGGAGTAGAGCCGTGGGACTTTAAACCCACGGAGAAAATTACCGAGCAGATTCGAAAGGTAAAAGAGGACCGGCAGGCATGGTATCAGAATCCGGACACGAAGCATTATTTTTACACCCTCATTGAGCCGCTGAATCCCCGGCTGAGGGTAACGAAGGAGAGCAATCCGCCGCAACTCGTCAGAGGATTCTCGCCGGACTTCGACATCGCCTGTCCCCGGGAAACCATAATGCAAGCCATCGAGTCGATGAAGTATAAGCCCTCATGGCTGGAGCACTCGCTGGGCGGAAACTTTCGATTGATATATCTCTTAGAAGAGCCGATTCGAGTCCATGATTTTTCGTTCGCAATTTTCCTGCACCAGCACGCCAAAATATGGTTGAACCTCAAGCTGCTCCCATGCCTGGACGAGCCTGCGTTTGAAAATCCTACCCGGCTGCTGTGTAGGGGCGACCTATGGGAGGACCTGAAGCATCCTCCAATCAAAGCAAAAGACTCACAATACTTTTTCTTCCAGACAGCCAAGGAATACAAATTCAAGCCGACAGAAAGCGACCAGATTCCTCTTGCTACTGTCGAGAAGGCGCTGAAGGAAAAATATGCTGCGTATGAGTGGCCGGACGAATTCGAAGTTAACTCCCAGGGGCCTTCACACTGGTTTGTCCCGGGCAGCACCTCGCCGATGTCCGCAGTCGTCAAGTCGGGCGGCATCACTTGTTATTCCGCTCATGCGGACAAAGGCTACTACACATGGGCCGACTTGTTAGGCGGCGATTTCGTGACGGAGTATCTGGCCAATGCGTATACCCAGGCCACACGCGATTGCTGGTATGACGGGCACGACTATTTTCGCAAGATTCATGGCCGCTACGAATCGGTCAACGAAGCCAGCTTCAAGCTCTATCTGCGGGTCGAGTGCAAGCTATCTGGCAAGCCGGGGCCGGATGGAATCTCTCCGATTGACCAAGCACTGCATCACGTCCAATCGGAAAATCGAGTCGCTAGCGCGGGCTCTTTTGTGTTCATGAAACCGGGCTTGGTTACCTTCCAAGGGGAGCTACGTTTAAACAACTACAAGCGGAAGCCAATTGAGCCCGCTGTAGGCACACAGAAGTGGGGTCCCCATGGCGGCGCGCCGTTCTGTTCATTCATCCTACAAAATCTGTTCGCACCCCCGGTTTCCGGGAGAGAAGAGCAGATTCAACTTCCGTGGTTTCTCGCCTGGGCGCAGTATGCCTATTTGTCTGCAATAAATTGGACTCCTTTGCCCGGGCATAGACTGGGAATGTGCGGGCCGACTGGCTCCGGCAAAACGCTGGTTAACCGAGAATTCATCGGCGCTTTGCTGGGTGGATTTGCGGACGCTACCCGGTATCTTGTGGGAGGAGAGACTTTTAATGCTTACCTTATGGATGTGGCCCATTGGGTGCTAGACGACGAGGTTCCCGCAAACACTCCTGGCGCACGCGCGAAGGTAGCGGCGCTCCTCAAAAAAGTGACCGCGCAGTCCGGCCTGATTAGCAATGACAAGTTTCGCAAACAGGGATTGGTGGACTGGAATGGCCGCGTAGGCATGACTCTAAACATGGACTTCGAGTCGATGCGAATTCTAACCGCGAGTCTGGATAACAATTCGATGGACAAAATGGTTTTGTTCCGTTGCCAGAATCTGCCCAATTTTAAATTCCCGTCTCGCACGGAGATTCAGAAGATGCTAGCCGTGGAGCTTCCGGTGCTGGGTAGGCTGCTCGTTGATTTCAAATGGCCTGACTATATCGAAGCGACGAGGGATTCACGCTACGGATTTCTTGCATTCCACGACGAGCTTATGGTCGAGCGCGGCAGGCAGACTGCTCCGTCGGCGATGTTCCGCGAACTGCTGATAGAGACTCTCCGGCTCTGGTTCCAGGACAATCCCGAAGCTCCCAGGTATTCCGGGACTACCTCCGCCATCATCCGAATGATTAATCAGAACGCATTTAATCAGGACCTGATGCGCGGCTACAAGTCAGACCAAATCAACAGATTTTTGGAGCAGATACAGACCGAAGGTTTGCTAAAATGCTCCGTTCACACTGCCCCTGATAAGACTCGCGTCTGGACCTTCGAGCGTTTTGATACAGAGGCGGTTCCCACCCTTAACCCAACGACTGGAGTTTCATTTGAATCCCCTCGACCCATTTCCCCTGAAGCTAAGTAAGCCGGAAGAAAACAAGCTCGCCCAGGGCTCTCAAAAAGACCTGGACAAACTCGTGCTGCACTCGATGCGTGAAGCGGTAGCCTACGCGCGCCACATCAGCAAGGGCCACATTGAAGACGGTGAGCTTATCTCGATTTGCTACGACGTGCTGAATCGCGGCGCGAAGCGGTGGAAGACCGGCTGGGCGAGGTTCTTCGCGTTCTGCAAGCCGGGAATTCGCGGCTATGTTCACCGAAGTTGGCGCTCAAAAAATGTGGTGAAGGGTGTCGGCTCTGAAAACATGGTGCCCCCGGATACCTCGAACCCCAGCGGGCATCACGTTGATTTAACCGGCCCCTGGGACGACACAGAAGAAATCACTCCGGAGCACGAAATTGACAACCCCAGGTTCGAAGACATCCACACCCGCGAACGCTGGGAGCAAATGAAGCCGCTGGTGGAACGAATCTGCACCGAGCGGGAGAAGGCAGTTTTAAACTTGACCTACTTCAGCGGAAGGAATTTTCAGGAAATTGCCGAGATGCTGGATTTAACTCGGTCGGCGATTCAGCGCACTCACCGCGTGGCGCTCCGAAAGATTCGCGTCGCGTTGCTGGACCAGGGGCGACTACTCTCTGAATAATTGCGACTTTTATATGTCTGAAAATACTCGCCATAGACCTGGGGACCCACACGGGATTCGCTCACAACCTCGCCGGAGCGGATACACTTACTGCTGGGACTTGGACGCTAGCAACGGGGGCGGAAGTTACTGCCTGGGGGAAGGAACGCTGGACCCGGCGAAACGACCCGAGGATTCATCGATTTCAGGAATATCTGGTTTCACTTCCCAAGCCCGATGTGGTAGTCTTCGAGGACGTGCAATTTTCGACTTACACCCTGCAAACCCAGTTGTGGGCATCATTGCGGACCTGTGTATGGTTGACCCTTGGCAAATCGTGCTTGCTGGAATGTTTGCCAGTCTCCACTTTAAAAAAGTTTGCCACCGGGTTCGGCGGCGCAACAAAAGAAGGAATGGCAGCCGCCCTGTTTAAACAGTCCCCAGGATTTCGCGGACAAAAACTAGACGACAACGCCATTGACGCAATATGGATTTTCAAATGGGCACAAACACACCTATCTCGCGTAAAGTTCCAGTGAAGAATCTCAATCAGTCGGAACCGATTCAGCTTTCCAGCCGGGAGCTTTCGACCCGGTTCATGATAGACACTTGCCTCCAGGTGTTCTCCACCGCTGGCGCGGTAATGAGTCACTGGATGCGGACCCCACCCGGCGTGAACATGTTCGGCATGCCCGAGGCTGCCCCCGCAGAGGTTCCTCCGCTGACTCCCGCCGAGACCGAGACCAAAATCGAATGCGAGAATACACTTCGCGCGGCTGCGAACCGCATTCAGAAAATCATGGATGACGACGACCGCTGGAGCCTGGAGTTTCAGAAGCGGACCGAAAAGCATTTTGAAGACATCGCACAGAGACAGCGGGACGTCCTCGATATGCAACGCAAGTCCGCCGAGGAACATCTGCTGGCCACCCAGGAAGTCTCTTCACCGCATTTTCGCTACAAGCCCGCGCTCTGCCGCCTGTTGGACGGAAACTGGCTGGCCTACCTGGGCGACATCAATGACCTGGAGCACGCCTTAGTCGGTGTGGGTCCCACGGCGCAAATCGCGCTCGAAGCTTTTGACGGAGCCTTTAGGGGTGTGCTACACCCAGCCACACAGGAGTGGTTAATAAAACGGGAACAGAACCTAGAAACCGGGGCCGAAGACGCTCCATATCCTAAAACACATGAGTTGGACCAAAACGCAAATCGACACCTTGACGAGCCTCCGGCAGGAGGGTTACAGCAACCCGGCGATAGCCACCAAGATGGGCAAGAGCCTGGATGCGGTGGTGAACAAAATCCGCCGACTGAGCCTGAGCCGCCCATTGACGGCTGGGTCCGCTGACCCTGCTGCTCCTGCGCTCGCGGCGGAAACCGAGATTCCTGTTCTCCAGGAGCCAGTCACGCTGCCCCGGCCTACCTTCGGATATCTTCCGTTGGAAGTCGTGAACACCGGCGACTGGATTCGCCACGGACTGGTCGCAGACACACACATGTGCTGCAAGGAAGAACGCCTCGCAGAACTGCACGCCCAATACGACCTTTTCAAAGCCGAAGGACTCACGACCGTGTTCCATGCGGGCAACCCGATTGACGGCTATGTGGCGCGCATCAACGGTGAAAGTGTTTTCTCCTCGACCATCGATGGACAGGCGCAATACTTCGCCGACAACTATCCGCAGCGGGAAGGCATCACGACTTACTTCATCACCGGCGACGACCACGAGTCCTGGTTTGCTCCCGGCTTCAACATCGGGTCATACATGGAGCTTGTCGCCCGCAAAAATGACCGAAAGGATTTGCGCTATATCGGTCACGTCGAAGCGGACGTCGCGATTAAGGCCGGTGCCGTGCCGACTATCATCAAAATCATGCACCCCGGTGGTGGTTCAGCGTATGCGCGCAGCTACACGGCGCAGAAGATTGTGGAGTCTCTGGAGGGTGGCGAAAAGCCGTCTATCCTGGTGCTGGGCCACTATCACGTCTCGAACTACATGCAAGAGCGCAACATTCACGTCGTGTCTCTGCCGGGGTTTCAGGACCAAACAATTTTCGCTCGCAAGAAACGCCTGCGGATGGAAGTCGGCGGGGCGATTATGGAATTCAAAGTGAACCCGGACGACGGCTCTGTCACCCGGTTCAGAGTGGAAATCAATCGCTTTTTCACGCGCGGATACTACAAGCGGTTCATCCGTTCAGACGCGAGGTTGATTAAGGGCCAGCTTGAACTGACCCCCGGTTAAACAACCGGCTTGTAGATTTGATTCAGCAAACGTCCGGCTCCCGGCATCGAGCCCGAAGTCGGAGCCCCAGGGCTGATATTCCCAATCCGGGCAGCCATAGCTTTACGCTGGACGGAATTCGGGGCAGCCGCGACAGGCGAGGAGCCTGGAGCCATTCCCGCAGTGACCTGAGGAGGAGCTTGAAGCGTAGGCGGAGCCAATCCATTCGGGACCGACTTCGCCTTCAAAACTGGATTGTGAATTCCGGATTTCGACACCGCATGGTCCACGATATCAAAAGAAGGCGCGAGTTGTGTGAGCTTCCCGGCCTTGTCGGCTGCCATCAAATCTTGGGGGTGCAAATGCAACGAATTGAAAATGACCCCCAGGTGACCGTTCAGAGAGCGGTAAAAGCCGAAACCGGCTTGCGTTAGAGCATCCTTGTGCTCCTTGATAAGTTTCGCTTCCTTACGGTTACCAAATTCTTTTAACGGGGCGGACACGGCAGCCGGGTTCCCGGCAATCAATGCCTGCATCGCGTGAATCTTCAGAATCTCCGGGGGCAGCCGGTCGTCCTGGGTGCTAGGCGTCTGGGACGCGTCAGGGGATGGAGCGGCAGCGATGGGTGCGGGGGCAGCAGCGGGTGGGGCAACCGCAGCGGGAGCAACGAGACCTGATTCAGTGCCAGTCATACTTAACAGTCGCTATTTGCGGGCTCTGGGTCGAGCCTGCACAAGCCCCTGGCGGCTCTTTTCCTTCCGGTCGAGGTGTTCTACCACTTCCTGCCAGAACGGGTCCTGGGAGTAGATATCCGAGGCAATCCGGGCCGCTACCTGCTGCTCCCGGGTGTATTCTTTCTGCAATTTAGTGTTTACTTTCATCGGATTGTAACTTTAAAGTCATCCTTGTTTCGACGTTGGTCTTTCGTCCCGTATTGAGACGCCGGGAGTCCTATTTGATTGGATATGATTGCGTCCGCCCACGCAGAAGCGTCAACAGGCGTCAAAGGACTGGAAGTAATGGACTTACCTCCGCCAATCAAGATTCCACCGTTTTTGTCTTGCACTGTCGCTTTGACTAATTTCATACCTGGATTATACTGCACTCCGGGCCTTGGCGCAACTAGATTCATCTCCTGCTGTGCGTTCCGCTGCTCAAACCTTTTCTGTAGTTCTGGGACCTTTGCCATCTCTTTACGGTAGTCCCCCAGGTCGAGCCGTCCCCAGCCCTTGTCCGCCCAAAGCTGCTTTTCAGCGAACCAGAGAGCCCCTTGCAGAGCATCGGGCTTGATATCCATCTGATTGGCAGCCGCGCGGAATACTTTCTGAGAAAAGTGGAAATCAGTGTCTGGCACTCCGGTCGCGTTCTTCGGCAAAATCCGCCACCGGTCCTGGTAGTCCTGGTAACCCAGGCGTCTCATAGTCCGGTCAGCCCATACGTCGATTGTGGCCTCGTGTTCCGAGCCAACCAAGTTCTTGATAAAATTCTGAGTCTTCGGGCCGGTCGTTTGGTTTAGCCACCGGCGCGCAAGAACCTGGAGCACCGGCACGGAATGCATCCCGTAATTTTTTCCATTCGATTGGCGAGGCGCGAGGTCGTGCTGGTCAATCCACTCCGCCATGAAAGTCGCCTTGGTAGGCTTCACAGGCCGGTCTGACTCTGGAACATTTTTGTTATACCAGTCCTGCCAGTTGTCCTCGTCCGCCATCTTCATGCCCTCGTTGAACTTAGCAATCTGTTGGTCGAACTTTCCGGTCTCGAAAGATTTCAGAGCATCGTAGGCGAATCCAAAATTCACATCCGGTGTGGTGTTCGGCGAAGTCGCCGCGAGTAGTTCAGCGAACAGTTGCGCGTTCTTTCCAAAATTTGCTTTGAGCTTCGGGACAAAATCAGAATACCATTTCATCCCGTCCTTAAACGCCGGGTGGTCTTGCCATTGCTTGGCAAAATCAACCACCTTCTGCGCGTAGGCTTTGATTGCCTTCGGGGACTCCGCACCACCGTTTGCTTCTACGAGCGGCGCGTGAACGATATCGGAGGTTAGCTCCGGCTCTACCAGCTTGCCCTTTTTGTTTCGGACCTTGTTAGGAACGACTGCCTCAGGGTAGTGTTCCAAAAGGTCTTTGTTCGACATCGCCATGACTTCCGCTTTGCTGAACGCCTGCGGGGCGATAGCTGCACCGAGTAAATCTCTTTCTTCTGGAGTGTTGGGCTTGAACTGAACCCGCTTGTCGGTATCGATTCCCATGCTGAACGCGGGACCATCTTTGAGCTTCGAATAAAAATCCTGCTTCTCTGCCTCTGGCCCAACAACAGTTTTCGAATGGTCGGCAGGGTTAATCGTCCCGTCACCGTAAAGAATACCGTGTGGAGTAAGCACGCTCTCTTGGCCATACTTATTACCCCACGCGGTCGCTTGCTCCGGGGTCATGTTGGGCACCAGAAAACTTTTTCCCTGGTCAACGCCTTTGTAATTTCCGCTCACCTCGGTAGGAGTGAAGCCGTCGGCTACAAGAGCTTTTTCTAAATTCTCGTTTCGCAGTTCGTTGTGCTCGTTGGTGCCGGGGCCTAAATCTTCTTTTGTCGCCGTGAAGATTGCCCAGTTAGGAGACTGGAGCGCGCGAGGAAGTGTTTCTTCGCTCTTAAAATCTTCCGGCTTAGCGGACGGTCGGTATTGGACGTCTGGAGCGTAGCCAGCTTTTTGTAGCTCCTGCTGTCTGGTGAACGCTTGAGACTCCAGACTGCTTCCCTCGTTCGGTTTAGCGACATACTGCTTTAGTTCAACCGCACGGTCTTTTGCCTCGTCGCGGCTCAAAAATTCTCCCGCGTTGGTAGTGAATCCTTCCGACAAGTTAGGGTCCGCCTTCCAGGCTTGAAGCATCAGGTTATCCGGAAGGTCACCGTTCTCGTCCAACCGACTGGCGTATTTTTCTTTCAGATACTCCAGCTTAGCAAAGGCATGCATCGGGCCTTCGTAAATCTTACCGGTGTCCTCGTCACGGAGTGCAGCCATCTTTACCGCGCGCGGGTTTGTTTCATCGGGCCGGAATTGAATCGGTAGTTCATACGTGGGCTGGTCAAGCTCACCCACCGGCTCCGCCTTTTTCACCCACTCATTGGGAAGCACAAAATCCGTGGAGGTGCCACTACCCTGTTTCAACGCGGCTTCGCGGGCTGCCTGTGCAATTTCTTTCGGCACTTCTACTCTGCTAACTGACGGGCCGAAAGAAATGGCGCGTCTCAAACTCGAAGTCCACCAGGAGCCACCTTCGCCGGAGCCTACTCCTCCACCTTTGCCGGAGTATAAAATCTGGGTGTCTTCATCAGCGGGCCGGAATTGGGCTGACTCTGCTTTCCCAGTCGCCTGAGGGCTCGTCTCAGTGACCGTAGACGACGGCTCCGAAATCAACGGGATGTGGTCCAGCTTTTCCCCCGCGTCGTAGGTGTGCAACGCTACGCCATCCTGGTCAACAATGTTCTTGCCCTTCGCATCCAGCAAATGCACGTCCATGTTGTCAATCTTCCCCAGGTTGCGCTTCACCATCTCTAGCACCGAGGGAGACAGCTTATCCCAGTCCTGCTGGCGAGCCTCCACTTTAAAAGTGCCGGTGTTCTTCTCGTAGTTCACGCGAGCAAAACCTTTTTGCAAAGCTTCGGAACGATTCTCTTCGCCGCTGGTCGTAGGCTTCAGACCATACTTCTCGGCCACATCAGGATTCTCGTTTACCCATTCGTGGTGCCACTGCCCGCCAAGTTGAATCGGTTTCCCGTCGGGGGCAATCCACGCCTTCGAAAACATCCCGGGTCCCTCCTTAAGCTGCCAGTCGTCTTTTCGCTTTCGGGGTTTGAACTGGGCAGATTCGTCATCCAAAGAAAGTTTCTGAAGATTCTCCGGCAACAGAAAAGCTTTCTGCTCCGCAAATGGTCTTTCCGGGGCAGGAACAAATCCGGCTTCGCCCTTCTTGGGAATATTACCTTCCGGGGTCCGGAGGTGCTCACCGAAGTTAACCCAGGAGTTTTGTCCGAGAGTCTCCGAAGCCATCGCAGGCTTCGCGGCATCCGAATACATCGCGGAGTGCGCGAGGTAAGCGTTAAGCTCCCCCTTCGGGCCGAATTCGTAACCCTCTTTTGCGTGCCCCATCACGTCGTGGACCGCGCGAAAAACGTCGTTATAAGGAAGCTCACGCCCGTTGACCTGGACGCCAGAATCCTCCAGCAGTGGATGCTTGGCAATCTCTGTGCCGGTTCCATAGCCCGCCTCAGTGGGAAAAAACCAGAGGTGATGGTTGTCTCGAACATCTGCGGTCATCTCTGCCGAGCTACCGTAGGGCTGCCCGGGCTTAGTCCAGGGCTCCATCTTATATCCGGCCTTCTCCAGAGCGTTCCATTGCTGAACGGTTTCGTCCGCCATCGCTTTGTAAGACGACTGGACTTCTGGACTGTCCGGCGAATGGGCCGCACTCTGATAAAAATCCGCGATACGCTTCGCCACCGCTTCATTGAGCGGCGTAGCGGCAGTAGGCCGGGTATACGGCCTGCCGGTGGCCTTCATGTATCTATCGGCAACTTGCTGGATGTCTTCATTGCCTCTCAACTCCGGACGGAATCCGGCAGGAGCCTCTATCACAGTCCGTCCGCTATCATTATTAACCGGTAGCCCCTGACTCTCTGCGGCTGAATCCAAAGCCCGCATTTGAGTCGGATTAGGTTTCGGACCCTCAATAAGAATCTGAGCGTCGGCAGACCCGCCATCGATATTAACTCTGACCCATTGTTTTTTATAGGCTAATTCTCGGGGGTCTTCTTTTGTGACCCCAGTTATGTATTTCTCCGCTGAATGATAGTGGGTAGGGGTCGCATCATAGAAATCTCCGTCTGGGGACAACCACATTCCTACTAGGTGAGAGAATCTTGACCATCTCCCCACGTTTTCTTTATCCGGGAGTAATTCAGGACGAAATCCGGCAGCCATCGTCAACGTGTTCCCCCGCAGCGACGGTGAACCAGCAGGCGCATGTTCAACGTCCGCCATGTGCTCCAGGTTCAGCCTGCGCCGTGCCTCGATGAAACTAGGCGCGTCAGAAAATTTGTTTAGCTCCTGTAAAAACGGATTCGGCTCCAAGACATGCTGGCCCTCGATGCCGAGCCCTTTCGCAGTTTCCCCTTCAAACTCCGGCGACTCTGCGGTCGGCGCTTCGACTCTACCTGGAAGGGTGGCTTCCGCGATTCGCTGCCCCGCGAGATTCAGCGGCACGACATCCTTCTTCATGATGCGTGCGGTAGCAGGAGTGGTCTGGCCGAACACCGCATTGATTGCGTCGGCAGCATCCTGCGGAATCACAGCAGCCTCGCCGGTGACTGGAGGAGCAAAATAGCCCTTCATCTTCGGCACCACGAGCGGCTGGCCGGAGCCTGCGCGACCAGTTAACTGGTTGCGGGAATACTTCTGGACTTGGTCCAGAATGGTATTCCACGAGTCGGGAGTAAAAGACTTGTCGTCAACGTTCCACCCGTCAGGTAGCTTCACCTCAGGGTGCGCGATAGAAAAATTCGCAAGCTTCTGAAGGTTCGCCGCGAGAACAGCATGCGAACCGCCATAGACCTGATACTTCCCGCCCTTGGTAACGTCGAAACGTTCCGGAGAGAATAACGTGGCCATAAAAGACCGGGTCGCAATCGGGAGTTGTCGCCAAGCCTCGATGACTTCTCGCCTGTCCGCGCGGCTGACCCCGCCGAGCGCAGCTTCCGGCAAATCGCCAGTGCCAGCCGCAGGTGCGGTTCCGCCCGCGTGCCCGTAGTGAATATCTACCGGCGAGCCCGAAAGAACTGCCTCGTTCAAAATTCCCATCATCTCGCGCGGAGACTTGGCAGCGCCAGGGAGCGCAACGTCCGGCGCGGTCTTCACGATTTCCTCGTGGCGTTTCTGTTGCTGCGTCGCGGCAGCGGGTGACCCAACCGGAGCTACCACTTTCGGGAGCTTGGACGGAGACACCAGCGGCTTGTTTACAGCCGACTGTTTCAGCCCTTGCTTCATCGTGGCGTAGTCGAGCGGGAAGCCCAGGTCGGAGTATCGGCCAGCAACCGGATTAAATCCGAGAGACGCCATGGTGCCCGCTACCGCGTGAGCGAGCTTGTCAGTGAGCGTCTTTCCATCACCGATTCCTTTATAAGCCGAATCAAAATTCTCAGCACGGACTTCGGAGCCCATGTATTGGTCTGCTACGTTGTTCTGCTCTTCGGGAGTCAGGGTGTGCTCCCACAAAGATTTGCCTGCCGCTGCGGCATCGGATTGCTGGCGTTGAATCTCAGAACCGGCAGCTTGTTTAAACGACTCCATGTCCGGAGTCTCGTTATTCTGGGTGAAGGTGTCGTGGACCTGACGGATTATTTTTTCCTTCGCTTCCGCGTCACCTCTGCCGGTCTGGTCAAGAATGGTAGCGGTGGGATTGTCGGTGCCTGGAGCGAGCAGGTCGGCATACCGCTGGCGCATTTGCGACCATACCTCAGGGGTATACTGACCCTTGACCGCGTCGTTAAGCTCCCGGACCTGGGTAGCGCCAACCACATCGTCAATCGCGTGCAGTGCGTCGTGCGGACCGGCCTCAACGTTTCGAATCACCACCACTTTCTTTCCGTTGATGGTAGTGGTGAAAGCGGCCTTGTCTGCGAAAGTATCTGCCCGGTCTGCGGGAATTCCCATACCCGTCAAAGTGTCGGGTAGATTGTCGGGCTGTCCTTGCTCCGGCCTGGGCGCATAAAAAAGTTCTGCGCCGGTTCCCTCCACTAGCTGCCGCAAAGCATTCACCCGGGATTTTACCCCGGGAGACGCCGAATCATAACCCGCGTCATGGACCGAATTAAGACCCGGAAAATTCTTCGAGTTGGGGGTGCGAATGTTCGAGCCCCACTCGCGTGGAGCGGAAATCAAACCGCTAATCGTGTGGGTCCCGGCATACTTCACGCCATGAGCGAGACCGAAAATAGTTCCAAACGGAGTGAACGATTCTCGCTCTTCCGGAGTCTCCGCAGTGCCTGCTTGCAGCCCGATATCGAATCCAGCACCGGCCAACGCTGCGCCAGCGGCACGAGGTGCAGCTTCAGCAACCTGTCGGCCCACGACTGCCAGGGAAGACTTAAGCGGGGCCGCGCCAGCAATCTGTCTTCCAATTTCCGAAAGCTGGTCGAAGCTACCGGCCACTTTGCCAGCGCCCGTAGCGATTTTTTCTCCGAGCTTCCCGCCCTTCTCCAAGCCCTCCATGATACCCAGAGGGATAGCAGCCGGATTTAGCTCACCAGCCGCGACTGCTCCCGCAGCAGCACCCGCCGCCTTTGATACTCCCGGAGCTACCGCGCGCACCGCAGTCGCCACCGGCTTCACCAGAGCACCGACAGCCTGCACGCCGCGTCCAATCGTAGCCTGGGCTGCCTTCTGGGCCAGTGCAGCAGCCGATTCAGGCACCAGAGCACCGGCAGCTTTGCCAACCGGGGCCAGACCTTTGCCCATCGCTTCAAAAGCGAACGGGTCCGCCTGGGCTAGCGAGGCCACTTGCTCCGGTCTCACTGCGGAGCCCTGCTGCTCCAAATTCTTAACCACCTCCGGACCCACCGCACTTAACAACGCGCCGTGGCCGGTTGCAATCTTTTGCTGCTGCTGAAGGTCGGCCAGGGAATCGAAAAGTGAATTGACTTTGTCTTGTTCCGTGTATTGGTCGAGCGGTTTGCCGCCAACTTTTTTCGCGAGGCGAACGGCTTGACCCACGAGGCCGGTAGTAGCCGCCTCAGTCGCTGAGGTAGACTCTGCGACTCGCTGCTGGATGTTTCGGCCTAACTGGTCTAGCGTGCCCGGGTCCGCGCCGAGCAGATGCCCGAGGCCCAAGCTAATCGAATCAGCGGCATTCTGCGCGACATCGCTCGCTTGAGTGAATGCGCCTTTGCCGAAACCCGCGATGCCCTTCGCCATGCCCGAAGCGGAGATTCCGCGATACCAGGGCTCCAGCTTCTGCTTGTGCAACGCGTCGGCAACCTTGGAGACCATCCACGGGTCCTTCTGAAGGTCGGGACGGCTGGAAAATTGTTCGAGGATTCGAAACTCAGGGTCCTGCTTCGATAACTGAAAAATCTGCTCCGAAGTAAAATCCTTCAGAGGGTCAACCTCTTTGGACTGGGGCTGGTCGAATGCGGCCTGCTGGTCCGGGGTTAACTGAACCTCTTGTCCAGCCGTAGGCGAGTTTTCATACTGCGCCTGTTGCTCCGGCGATAGAGAAACTTCTTGGGGCATTAGTCAACTTTGTAAAATTTTCCATCTGGACCACGCTGCACATTTCCAATCCCTTGAATAAATCGAACAGGCCCCGCTGCGGCAGCCCCAGGAGCAGAAACCAAACCCTTCGCGGACCCTTTGCTGAGCGGCCAGGGATTTTCCAAAAATTGTCCATTGGCAACTCGCGACTGCTCCGCGTCCAGAGGATTGCCGATGCCTGCGGTGCCCGCTGACTGAACCGCATTTTGAAACGCTGGCTGAGCGGCAGACTCGACACCGCGAATCGCTTCGTAGCCCATATCCACCAACCGCTGGCGCGCCTGGGGAGTAAGGACTGTTTCACCCTTAATCTTTTGCCAGACGTTTTTCATGTTCAGATACCGTTCGATTTTGCTCTGGTTCTGTTCCGTCTTCTCCCACTTGAATTCTCGCATCACGCCAGAGGGGTCATACATCTTGATAAGATTTTCAACCATCCCCTGGTCGATGACAGCCATGTTCGAGGACTGCTGTTGCTCGATAGGCATCTTCGCCACTTCCTGCGCGCGACTTACAAAAGGTGTGATGTATTGCTGAGCCGCTTCCCAGTTCGTCACGCGTTTATCCGCGCGCGCCGCAGTCTGGATGTCGTTCTTGACCTTCCAAGCTTCCGGAGTGTAAGTCAGGATGCCGGGAGTAGGCTTAGCAGCCGGAGCCGCAGGCGCAGATTTCGGAGCCACCATCGGAGCTTCACCGGGGGTGTGCTGAGCCACCGCAACCGAGCGCCGGTTCATCATCTCCTGGACTTGAGCGTCCGGCATAGAAGACACCAAGGCCGGACCATTCTCCGCACCTTCCTGTTCGAGTTGATTCGCTAACCCTGCCCGGTCTGCCGGATTGGACGCCTGAGGATTTGGAGTGCCCGCTGGCGAGACTAAGCCCGAACCTGCGTGCATGTCTTTAGCACCGGACACCGCAGAGGGGTCCAAAAAATATTGCCCGCGCGCCGGATGAAACTGCGGAAGAACTTTGTCCAACTGCTTGGCATACGACCAATATGCCGGAGAGCCGGGATACCCGCTCTCCACGTCCGGAGGAGTAACATTCTGGCCCTGCCAGTTCACCTTAGCCGTATACTTGCGGCCATTCTCTTCCACGGTCCGTTCGCCCACTGGAGTGAGCGCCTTCAACCAGGAATCGGAAAGTGAAAGCTGGCCGCGCATTTCGTTTCCACGAGCCGCAGCTTTCTTGAAATCTTCCGGACCAGGATTCGGGGGCATAGCCTCACCGAAAAAATGGCCGAACTGTTGGTAGGTATCGAGCCCGCCCGGGCCATACACAGCAGTCGCCTGTTGCGCCGCGAGATTCGTCTTCGCTAAAGCTGTCTGTTGCTCCACGAGCCCTTGCTGGGCCTGCGCTTGCTGGGCCGAGAGTTGGGCCTGGGCACCCGCAGCGCGAGCAGTATCAAGACGAGACTGCACCACATCAGGATTGACATATTCTTTCAGACTTTCCAGCAGAGCCTTTTTCTTCGACTGCCCCACTTGACCGATGCGGTCCAAAATATCCTGGTTGGTAATGAACCCCTTTCGGAGTGAATCAACAAGCTGCTCCACCGCTGCGGGTCCAACCACATTAGGGTCCGCAGAAGTGACGAGGGGCTGCCCGAGCGAGTTTACGCTGGACTGAGCGGTATCAGTAGGTCCACCAATTGCCATAAAAATTAAACTCCCATCGACATTATGTTTTTCGCAATCGAGGGACTCTGCATAGGACCGAGTCCAGATTGCACCGGCGAAATCCAGCCGGAGAGCCCGTAGGGATTCCACGACTGCGTAGGATTCATCCCGGGGCTAGTCGATTGATAAATGTTTGGCGCATACGACGGACTCAGCGCAGCGGCCTGCGAAATTCTCATTGCGTTCGCGCCCGCATCGCCGGTCTGCAAATTAGTTAGCTGCTGAACAGCATTGTTATAGTTAGGGTCAACCCAACCACCAGCCGAAGTCGAACGCGTCGAGGCAACTTTGTCCTGGGCAACTTGTAATGAACGTTGATACGAATCGTAGGCGTGCATCGCAGTGTTTTTTGCAGTAAGATTTTGAGCATACGCATTCGCCTCGATGAACGCCGGATTTTTGGTAGGGTCCTGCTGCTGCGGTGCCTGATACGCACCGGTGCCCAGCATGTTCTGAAAATTGGGACCGTAAATTGACTGGAGCATGTTTTGAATCAGCGGGTCCGACAAGCTCTGAATCCCCGGAGCCGCGCCCGGCGTAGGCATGGGGGCTACCTGCCGAGTCGCGAGACCCGGGTCACGAGGAGCCACTGGCGCTAACCCAGGAGTCAGCGACGCTGCGGTCCAACCACCAAGAGGAGAGACAGGCATATCGTTAAATCGCAGACAGAGCTAAGCCGCCTAAATCGGCAGCGTTACCCCCGCCACCTCCGCCGCCACCACCACCAAACCATCCGCTAATCGTAGGAATCGCGCTTCCGAGCGCAGACCCAGCACCACCAAAAGCGTTCCCCCACGCGGTCGCCTGACCCATGGTCCCACGAGCCGCAGCATCCGCCGAGGACTGCGCGAGTTGATTCGTAGCTCCAACACGGGCAAGCCAGATGTTGGCAATGTTCTGGCCGGAGAGTCCCGCATTCGGGAGCATCGAGGCCGAAGTGCCAAGCACGCTCTGCGTTCCACCGAGGTTCGCGAGTTGCGTCTGACTGAGCCGAGGGAAAAGCTGCTGCAAAATATTCTGCCTGGAATTTTCCAGGTTCTGCGCCGACTCAGAAAGCTGAGCGGCCTGCTGCTGGCGTTGCATCTGAAGATTCAGACCAGCGGTTCCCAAAACGGTCCGCAGCATCTGTCCGCCGATTCCTCTGCCGGATGCTCCCTGAGTAACCATGCCGGACTGTTCGAGACCGGCCTGGACAAGCTGGTTCTCCACGTCCGGAGGAAGTGTAGCGCCCGCAGAAAGTTGTTTGAGCGCGGCATCGACTAAACCATTCTTGGCTTCCGTCATTCCCGGCGTTCCCGCTAAAGCCTCCTGGGCTGCCTGGGTCCCCACCGCTCCCGATTGCTGCCCGATTTGCTGCGCCTGCGACAGCATTTGATTTTCTGATTGATACCGAGCTTGAAGCAAAGCCGGGTCAACCTGTCCCTGAAGCGCGAGACGCGCCATCGTATTCTGAATATCCCCTGCGGTCGCCTGCGCGTTAATCACCGAAGGGTTCAGATTATTGAAGACGAATTCACGCTGCTGGCGCAACGCATCGATTTGCATCCGCGTAGCGGTCTTCACCGCGTCCGCCTGAAGTGCGGCACCCGCTACCTGACCAATTCCTGAGAAAATATCGCTCACATTTTTATTGAGAATGCCTCAGCTACGGGATGATACCCAAGCTTGGCGTAAAGTCTTCGCATCCGTTCAATAGTCGGGCCGGTGGTCGCGGTGCAAACTACGTCATGACACCCGGCCCGCTTGCAATCGAATTCAAAATGATTCAACAGGTCGAGGGAATGCCGTCGTGATGTCTTATCGACAGCCCACAAACATTCTTGACCCCGAAGATGCCCGGTTAATGAATCAGGAAAAATCAATCCCAAGAGGATGCCTTTCACTTTCTCATTCACAGACGCCACATAACCTTTTCCAATTCCCTGTTGCAGCAAAGCAGTCCAGGTCTTCGCAAGGTGCTCGTGATTGGTCTTTAGCTCGAAGCCGGACTCAATCGCTGCCGCGTCGAGCACCGGCGTTAATTCCTTGATTATCCCGGAAAGCTCTTGATATTGAATCGGTCGAACCATCTATGAGAAGTCGCTGTTTTCTCACTGCTTGTAAAGGTGCCACAAAGCCAATTGAGGCGGATACGGAGTCGGCGAAGCAGGGTTAATCTGCACCCCGTCGGTCTCGCCGAAAGTTTCAAAAGACTGGCGCGCAGGCACCCCGGAGGGCACCGTCAAACTCGTTTCACCGTCGTGGTTAGCCTGCATGATGATTCGGCCACGAATGGTCTGATTTCCGTCTCCCACGACTGCCCAGCCGGGGTTACCAATCAAGGCGTCCGAGAGCAAGTGATACATCACTGCCTTGACGTCGCCAGGGACTCCGGAGACCGTGCGCCACTGATTTCGCTCGAACCAAATCAAGCAGGAAATATCCGTGTCGTAGTATTGCTGATACGCCGCAGGCGCAGAAGGCCGGTTCGCGGATGGGCCGGACAAAACGATTCCAAGGAACGGCACCCAAGACGTCCCGTTGAAAATATACCAGCCAATCGGGTTTCCGATGCTGGGGTCGATGTCGGTCTGGTCCTTCGTGGTCAACAGCCAAATCGGAGGAGTGCTGCTAGCCGGAGTGGACGCGCCCACGAAAAACGGAATCGTGAACGAAGCCGAGATGTCCTGGGGAACATAGCGATTGGTCGCGTCGTCCCAGACATACCACTGCGTGCCGCCCTTTAGCCAGGGGCCTACGTTTGAAGTGGGTTCCGTGTCACCGATGAAGATGAAGTTGGTTCCGTTGGGCGAAACGATTTTTAATCGCTTCACGATTTCCACCCGCAGGTCGTCCGGGCTTCCTTTAAAGGAAGCGGGCAACGGAGCGGACTGAATAATCAGACTGGTTGCTTGTAGGCTCATAATTTTACGTTAGGGTCATGTTACCTAGAGACAGAATCTGGACACCCCCGAGACCCGTGTCCGGAGAACATCGCACGATAAGCTCCAGCAGAATGTGTTTTACCGAATGCGCCGGTAAAACCAAAGACAATGTGAACGGAGTAAAGGGACCCGTTACTAAGTCCCGTAGGGGCGACTGAATGCTGCTTCCTGAACCGGGAATAGAATCATACAACTCCATGTTGAAGATTACTCCATCCTGGCCCGCGATATAATTGCAAACATTTCCATCGGCTTCCCACGCTGGAATGTGCCAAGTCAGCGTAACGGGATTGTCTGTCGGATTACATATCCGGGAAGTAAAACCCTGGGAAGTGGAAAGCTGAAAACAAGGACCGACGCCCGGTGAGAGTGCGTTAAAAGTTCCTGTTCCGCCCGCCATTGTATTCCCGGGGTCAGCCGGAGAAATCGTCCAGGTCAGGTCTGCAATATTGCTGGGCACACCGGCGCACTCGCCATCTGAAATAGCGATACTGTAGCTCCTAGAGCATATTTCCTGGTCCGTGCTAGAGTCCACGACCTGCACCTCGAAGGTGCTAGTCTGATTCGTAGTAGGAGTGCCGGAGACATGCCCCGCTGAATTCATGCTGAGCCCATCGGGCAGGCTACCGCTAATAATCGAAAACGTAAGCGGCGCAGTTCCTCCGCTAGCAGTAAAATCAAAAGTGTAAGGCGTGGTGGTGGCCCCGCTGGGAGGATTCGCATTCGTAAATCCAAACGTAATCAGCTTGTAGTAGAAAATCGCTACACGGTTATTCGCGCTCGTAACTGTGATGTTGTAGTGGAAAGTTCCACTCACTGTCGGGATGCCACTCACGTTTGCCGAAATCGGTGACTCTTGCGCAAACACCAATCCGGTCGGCAACGGGTCCCCGGCGTATACAAAAGTGCAAGGCCCCGTGAATCCATCCGGCGCGAGAGTAGTCTCTCCGAACATATCTCCAAGGCATCCATCTAAGTCGGTAGTGTCCCCTCCGCCACCTCCATCGGGAATACAGGTGCAGCTTGCTGCGTTCCAGGTGAACCCTGGTTCACACGGGCTCGTGATTAGCCCGCACGGCACACACTCACATAAGATAGCATTCCAGCCCGTTCCAGGAGGACACGTCAACGGAGAGCAATCAAAGTCTGTGCATACGTGGTCACTCAACGGAGTCTCGCCATCACCAGTGATTGCGGTGATTCGATAACATCCCGGCGTGCAGACTTCGAACGAGCTTCCAGAGAAGGCATACCAGTAGAGACTGTAAGGGCCGCTAGGCCCATTAGAACTTTTATACAGATTGTAGGCAACGGTCTGCGGGAACACAGGAAGAGCGACGATGGTATATCCTCCGCCTGGAATGGCGATAGGCGAACTTCGGGCCGACTCATGCCCCTGTCCATCGATAGCGGAAATCTCATAGTAGCCCTCCGAGCACAGCGCAATCGAACCGTTAGGAACGCACTCCGAAATTAAATTGTAAGGGCTGTCCGGATTATTCGGGTCTATTGCTTCATAAATCTGGAAACAGATTTGCCCGGGAACATTGTCGAACGAAAAGAATCTGCGGCCTCGCCCGCCCGCTCTGCCGCCCGTCGGTCCATGATGCCGGAGGATGTCGGGCAGAATTATAACCGGGCCACCGCTGCTCGAAAACTGTGCCTCGCAAATCGGTGGCGACACATACTCGATGCGCGGCTTGCGCAGAAATAGAGTGTCTAAGATTACGTTCATTCCAAGCCTAACGAAATAGTTTTAGGCAGAACCGAGATTAGCTCGTTCTCCGCCATCTTGGTGGCAATCACCAGAGCTACTCGGTCGGCTGCTCGCTGAGAAATAATGCTCTCAGCGACACCAACACCCACAGCAGAGAAGTCGCCGACTATGACGGTCTCGGTGACCACAGAATGAAAGTCCTGAGTCGGGGCCTGACTCAATGCTATATCGAGGGCCTCTTCAGAGGGTCCTTGAACTGATGCCCCGTCGAATCGAACCGCGCTTAGACTAGCCTCGTCCTGGCACGCCTGACCGTCGCCGGACTTATCTTCGGGCACGGTCAACGCAAAGGTGCGGAGAAATCGAACGGTCGCGGGTCCCTGGCCCACTACGAGTAGCTCGAAGCTCTCGTCAATATTCTCCACGTCTGGTCGCTCCGCTCCGCAGGAAGACAGAGAGCCGTTGTCGTCCTGTTGGTTCGCATCCTCAGACCGAATCACCCGAGACTGGGGCTTATAGCCGAACAGTTGCGAATTGATGTCGATTAGAATCCGGAAATTAAGGTTTCCCTTTTCCACAGAAATTTTCTTCGACATGATTTGACGGAACGCGCCACGAAACGCTCCAGCATAAAAAACTCCGATGTCCAGGTCTTCAGCGACACCGGCAAGGCCGACATCCACCCACTGGAATCGGCAACGTTGTGCCGGGAGCTTACCCGGCACCGGGCACGTCTGCCCGAAATGTGCGCGCGGTTGAAAGGCCCA